ATAGAGTCGACTGTTAATCATTGATGATTTTTGAGCAGGTGACTGAATTTTTGTTGGGCAATCAGGTAATTTGCGAACGCTGATCAGATAAAATGCGAAAGGGGCTCCAAATCAGATGCAATTACGCACCTCCCTGCAAAGCCCTAATCTCGCTCACCGCCACGCAGCTGCCGCACGTCCCCCACGGGGGTGCGTAGTGGGCGCCGCGCGCCTGCGCGCGGGAACGGCGGCCCGCCTTCGGGTCGCGGCGCCGTACTGCGCGTTAGCGGCCGCACGCGGCCGGTTACGGGGGACACTCCGCCATACGACCAGCGACCCGCTGAGCTGCACAATCCACGGATAACACAAGCTACATACATGTCGATATGGGAATCGGCCCACCTTGCCGGGCGCCGGTGCTGTGTGGGAATCGGCCCACCTTGCCGGGCGAGGCTGCGTGCGCCAGCCCGGAGAACTTTGATCCGGAGATCGGGCGTAAAATTGCACGCCAGAACGCAATTGCCAAAATCTGGCCCCTGGAAGGCTATCTTCTCAAGCAGCAGCTGCACGGGGTGAAGTGATGAAGGTCGTTATCTACGGACGCGATAATTGCTCATACTGCAAACGTGCGGTCGAGCTGGCGAAGCAGCTGCACGGCCACGGCTTTGGCGATTACGAATACATCGATATTGTGTCTGCCGGCATCGACAAAGAGAAGTTGAGCGACCTGGTTGGCAAACCGGTGGAAACCATACCGCAGGTGTTCGTTAATGGTGAACCTATCGGCGGCTATACAGAATTTGCTGCTTTTGCGAGCACTCTGTAATACAATACGGCTCCTTTTGGGGCCGTTTATTATTTGTCGCTTTCATCAACACAGCGTACACTTAGTTACGAGCCATTGAGTAGTTAAGAGGTTTTATGCGTTTAGAAAATTGCCTGGAAGATATGAGTGTCATTAGCAATGCCCTTGCTACTGTGACCTCTAACGCCTCGCGCTTTTCAACTGCAAAGCCTAAAGCTAAATCTGGGCGTGCCTTTATTGAGCCGCTTGGCTATCGACGCTTCCGTGGCACGGTGAAGCACTCTGCGAAATTTGCTGGATTCAAAGAACAAGCCTATGTGAGAACCGCAGGTATCCCTGTTCAAGAGAACAGCGATGCGGCACAGCTGGCAGAGATCGAAAGCAAACTCACAGAATTGACAGCGAAACACGTTCGCCTGGCTAATGCCATCTCTGGATGGAAAGCGGAAAAGATTCGCAGCAGCTTCGGTGAAAGCCGTTACGAAGAACTGAAGAACGTTGACCTGACCATTCGTGGTTTGGAGGGATTCGTTAACAAGTTGATTCGTGACTCTGAGCAACCTCATCCATACTTGAAGCGCCTGAGCGATTCTGTAACTGAGTATCGTTTGGCTATCTCTGATCTGCTATTGATTTTAAATCAGTGTTTTAACGACGTAGACGTCATCGAATCGCAGACAGGCCTCATTGATGAGGACGTCTTCGCCAACTTCTCATTCCATTGAGGTTGATCGATGAAGGTCACATGGAACAGTGCCAGTTACGCCCAATTTTTACAGCCGACCTTCGATATAAAGCCTGATTTAAAGATCACGTTACTCAACGATTTCACGTCGCTTAAACAAGGCATGTACCCAACCGTATTCGGGAAAGATGGCCCGTATACGGCTCCGGGTGCTATTGTGTCCTCCCGCGTTTATCACGTTCATCTCTTGTTCACGAAGCAAGAACGAACCAGCAGCCGCAACAGATTCAATTGCACAAGCGACCGCGCACTCGTTTACAGTCAACATGCACATTTCCAAGATGTGTATAGTCTATTAGCAATCTTCCCGGGCAATGCACATCAGTATGCGAAAGATCCAAAAATCATGACCGATATCGCTGCATACGCCGCCGCATTTCAAGCTCTCACTAATCCGTGACAATCACGCTAATAAAATCTCAGAATTTAAATTTCCAGCCTTAAATGATTCCATACCTATTAAGTATGGAATCATTGTACAAAACAGGCTATTTTATGGTTGATCATACAAAAACTTATGCCTAATATACTGTTTATACATACAGTAAAAAGGGCTTCACTCAGTGAGTGGACGATGAAAAACACCTTTGATAAAGCACGCGCAGCAGAAAACACCTCTCGGGAAGCCATCGAGTACCTCGAACGCGCTTCCGGTTTGTCGGCAGTGTCGACCGCCAAATTCGACGGAGACATGTCGTTTTCTTCCGCCTTCATGTTATTCACTCGCTTATCTTTACTGATAACGAGGCGTCGACCTGAAATAGCCGTTCATTGTGTTTTGATACATGTAATGCCGCATATCTCTGATGTAAAGGTAAGTGATATAAGTAGGGTCTTGGTCAACCAGCTGGTGAACCCACTGATACTGGAAGGCAAGATCGTCCAGGGCAGACGCGTGTTCTCCCTGATGAAACAGTTCCTGAGTTGGTGCGCCTTTCAGGGGCTGATTGATACATCACCGTTGAATGATATGTCGCTCAATAGAGTTGCCGGTGGCGCAAAGCCAGTGCCGCGCGAACGTAAGCTGACCGACGCCGAGGTCTGGGTATTCTGGAACGTCTGGGATTACTTCAATGTGTGCGAAGGCACAAAGTGGGCGGCCAGGCTCTGTCTTGTCGCTGCCAGACGACCCGATGAAGTGCTCCGGGCCAGAAAGGATGAGTTCAACCTTCAACGTGATGTATGGAATCAAGGTACGCGAAACAAATCGGCCAGACAGCACGCGCTGCCGTTAAGCCCATTGATGCGTCAATGCGTGGAAGAGTTGTTCGAGTACGGGAAAGGCAGCCAGTGGCTCGTTCCTTCGAATAAGAAGAAGGGCGTGGATACGCCAATGTCTAAGGTGGCCATTGCCCAGGCACTGAGAAGGATACTGGAACGACCTGAGTTGATGGAGGTTGAGTCATTCACCCCACGCGATCTGAGACGTACAGCGCGTAGTTATTTCCCTGCTCTGGGGATTAATCAGGAGGTGGCCCGTAAGATTATGAACCACAGTCTTGAAGGGATAGATCGCGTCTATGATCGCCACGATTATATGGATGAGATGCGAGACGCCTTGAATAACTTCTCAACGTACATCGCATCTATCGTTAATCAAACAGACTTAGACGAGATAGACCACAAATTCAAGGGAGATCGTCTAGCCACGGAGCTTATTCGTGTAAATTTCTCACAGTGACTTGATGGCCTCTACCACCTTTTCTGACGCACCCTGTTGACCGTCAAAACGGTTACGGAACGCTTCTAGAACGAGTTTTTCATCAGCGGAGAGAGGTGCAGTGCCCTCTTCGCGAAAAAACTCAAGCAGCTCAGGATGACGTTCTTCCAGAACCATCAGCATCAGTCGAACCGGATCTGCCTCCAGTGCTTCGGCTAAAGCTCGAACCTTATCGACTGGAAGTGGGATTTTGCCGCTTTTGATGAGAGAGAGATTGTTGGCGTTCTTGTACCCAACCTCTTTGGCAATGGTAGCCTGACTTTTAGGCGAGATTGTGATTAACGAGTCAATGTAAGCTGCGTAGCGACCTTGTTTGATCTCTGTTTCGTTGGTAGCCATGTAGTGAACCTTGCGTGTTTTGTTTATCTCTGGTAAGTGCTTACTGATATTACAGCAAAGGCCAGGGTTGTAAAGACTTATCTATTTAATTTCGATAGGCACAAAACCCCGGCATACCGCCATTATACTATGGTTTTTAGGCAATTTGTCACTATTCGCTTACAGAAAAAAGTAAGACGTATCTGATATATGTGCATTCCATATTGATACAATAGGTAGTAGTATTGCCGAACTTTCAAATGTGTTCAGTTGGATGATATGAAATGAAAAATATAACTTCTAAATTGACCGCCCTTGAGGTTGGACACGCATATGCGATTGGACTGGATGGCGTCGCGACGATCCTGACAGAACTAGAATCTGAAGAGCTTCCCGTGGAGATGGTTGATACGACGGTTTTCACTTTTGAGCTAAAAAATAAACATTTCACTCTCATCAATACTGGTTGCGGCTCCCTTGCCGTGAGAACCATTTAAAACACATTCCTGCCGATAGAAGCCTGTACGAACAGCTTAGTCGCCTGTTCGTACAGTGATAAATTACGCACATCAGAAAACAAATTGTTTTAATAACAAGGAAAATCTCATGCCCAAAGCCATGACCAGATCTGTGCTGAAAGAGGTACAGGACTTTCGCGACTGCGTAAAACGAGTTGTAGCGATGCTATCAGGCAAACAGATACCTGTTGCAGAGCGAGGCAATGAAGCATATGTCCGCTACAACCGGCGCGGCGAACCAGTGCTGGTAAACATCCCATCTATACCGGACGACGCGTCACCAACCCTCATGAACGCAGTACGTGGTTTTCTCGACCATGAGGTAGCCCATATCCTCTTTACTGATCCGAAAGTCGCAATGAAGATGCGCGAGAGAGGAAAGGCTCCGTCTACCGGGCTTTGGAACGCGCTGGAAGACGTTTTTATTGAACGCAGAATGGGACAGGTATTCAACGGAACCCGTCGCAATTTGCTTGCCACACAGAACCTGGTGATCGACAAATACTTCAAGGGCAAAGTGTCAGAGGCGGTTTCAATCTGCCACGGCAACCAGCGTGAATTGTTCCTGAAATTCTTCCTTTGCCCTGTCGTTCGCGCCTGGGATGGCCAAAGCCCTTTCATCGACTTTATGGAAGAACACTGGCACCTCATCGATAAGCCTGTAGCCTTGCTCAAAGAGCATGGCATCGACGTGGCCGTTCGCAATATGTCGAACACAGAAGACTGCGTGAAGGTCGCAGCTGCTATCGCCCAAATCATGCAGGATATGAAAGACAAACCAGAGGGCAAATTACCAGAGCTTAAATCGTCTGCTAGGAAGCCGTCGAAGAGTGAGGACGAGTCAGAGGAAACCCCAGAAGCCGGTGACGAACCGACTCATAGTGAATCAGCACCAAAGCGTACCAAAGGCGAAGACGACGACAAGGAAGAGCAAGAAGATGATGCCTCAGAAGAGGAAGAGTCTGGGGATTCTGATTTGCCTGAATCAGTAGATAAGGGCTTACCTACAGAAGATAAAGAAATTAGTGATACAGAAAGTAAATATACAGAAGCAGGCGAAGAGGAATCAGGAGACACCCCAGAATCCGATGATGCCGGCATGGAATCAGGTGATTCTGATGACGAAGGTGGTAGTGATGACACTGGCTCTCCAACGCCTGGTGATGGCATTCGCGAAGACGCCGATGACTCCGATGGTTATGGCTCTGGCGCCGCTGGTGATGGTGATAGTGATGACGGCGAAGACTCCGATGCCGGTCACGGGGAGTCGGAAGGAGAAGGCGAAGAGGAAGATGACGCCGCCGATCACACAGACGGCGAAGGTAAAGAAAATGAGGATGCCGCGGAAGCGCCTGAAGACAGTGAGTCAGGCTTTGTTCCTGCTCCGGATGAAATGACTCTGGAGGACGCACTCAAGGCGCTCGACGAGATGGAAGACGGAACAGGCGAAATGACCGAAGACGCACTGTCGGCCACCATCAGCAAAGAGCTTATGAGTACCTCACTTTCTGAGTATCGCCCATACGATCGTTCATACGACTTTATCGGGTTGATTGATGAGGCTGAAGAGCATGTAAAGCGCACCAGAAAGACGTTCGGCGCAATCCCGATGCACTCACCGGTCGATCGCTACCGCATGGTTCCGGAAGGCAGAAGGCTCTTTGAACTGAAAATCGAAAAACATCTGTCAGCAGGCGTTTCTTCGACTCTGGCCAAAGACCTGGAGCGAGCTATCGCCAGCCGCAACCGAGTTCAGTTTATCCCAGGCCAGAGGCGTGGGCGGATACATGGCGCGAACCTGTATCGTCTGGCAATGAACGACGACCGCGTGTTCCGCAAGAAAGAAGACCACAGAGCGGTGAACGCGTGCGTCCAGCAGGTGATCGACTTGTCCGGCTCAATGGGCGGCAGGAAGATTCAACTGGCACTCGCCAGCGCCTACACCATTGCGGATGCTCTGGATCGTATCAATGTGCCTAACATCATCACCGGCTTTACCACGTTTGGTAGCCCAGATTATGAAACCATGTCGAAGCGCGGGTTTACTCGTTTCGAGGCGCTAATGCTGCCCATTATCAAAAACTGGAATGAGAAAGCCAACTCTCCAGAGATCCGCGCCCGCATGGGCTGCGTGTGTGAGACGTTCCCCCTGCTCAATAACGTCGATGGTGAGAGCGTCGCGCAGCTGGCGACTCTGTTTGCAGGGCGAATGGAGGACAAGAAGATCATGCTGGTTATGAGCGACGGGGCGCCATGTGCTGCAGGCGATGGGTTCCATCAGCATTTGCGAACCGTCACCAAAGAAATTGAGACGTTGAGTGACATCGATTTGATGGCTATCGGCGTTCTGACCGACGCACCACGGCGTTACTACAAAAATTACGCACTGGTAAACAGCGTAGAAGAGTTAGGGCCGTCAGTCGTCACAGAGCTATCTCGTATCATTCTTGTGTAATGGCTTTACCCGCAAAAATAAGTAATCACTTACTATACAGCCTAATATATTTATATAAGATATACCCCACGAACGACAAACAGTAAGGAAAAACACATGACCGCTACTGCACTACAGCAAGAAGAACATTTGCCGGAAGCCATCGTCTGCAAGTGGTGTGGCAAATCCTTTCATTACCTGAAATCCCATATCTCTATGGGCCGCTGCGAGAACATTCCTGAGTCCGCGAAAGGTCTGGACGTGGACGAGGTGGTGAAAATGTACACCACTGCGTTTCCGGATGAACCAACGATCTCTCGCACGGCACTGGCCAAACTCAATGAGAAGCGTGCCGAAAAGCATTCAGGTGAAGGAAAAGTGGCGGACATTAGCGCACATCCGGGCTACGCAGGAACGGTCGAATACAAGACCGAACTGGTGGCCGCGCACGAGCTGCTTGGCGTAACGATCAAAGAGCTGGGAACGCCACGCGGAAAACCACTACAGGTGACAGTCAACGTCAACACGCCATATCCGGAGTTCGTGCCGGAAGCGAAGAAGAACTATGTGTATGGCGACTTCGACCTGATTAAAGACATCTTCATGATGCTGGAAATCGGAATCCCAGGCTATCTCTGGGGTCATGCAGGAACCGGTAAATCTTCTCTTCCTACGCAGCTATGCGCCCTGCTGAATCGACCACTGATCCGCGCCCAGCATACGGCGTCTATGGAAGAAGCACACGTTACAGGCCAGATCCTCGCTCGCGATGGCTCCACCTACTTCGAGCCTGGTTTGCTGGCGCTGGCGATGAAAAATGGCTGGGTGTACCTCGCTGATGAATATGACTTCGCGTTCCCGCAGATTCTGGGTGTGTACCAGCCAGTTCTTGAAGGAGAGCCGCTGATCATCAAAGAGGCAACTCCGGACTGGCGCCGTATCACTCCGCATAAACGCTTTGCCTTCATTGGCACTGGAAACACTAACGGCTCTGGCGACGAAACGGCTCTCTATCAAGGTACGAACATCCAGAACGCGGCGAACTTCTCGCGCTTCGGCATTGTTTCGAACGTGAAGTACATGAGCACTAAGGCTGAAGTCAACATGCTGGCTGAGGCTGGCGTCATCCGCGAATACGCCGAGAAGATGGTGAAGTTCGCGAACCTTGTCCGTGAAGGTTATGAACAGCATCTGATCAGCCAGCCAATCGGCCCTCGCGAGCTGCTGCTGTCCGCAAAAATCGGAATGATGCGCGGTGATTTCTCTGCCGGCATCGAAAAGTCGTTTATCAATAAACTTCCATCCACGTCTGCACAGGCAGCGCGTGAAGTGGTTCAGAAGATCTTCGGTTAATCGTGCGTAAAGGATGTTTCGGCTCTCTTATCGCAGCGTCTGAAACTGGCCGGGCTTGTTTGGCGTGTCCGGATAGGCCCGAGTGCCACCAGTCAGCCAAAGAGGTTGCGATTTCGATATACGGGAAGTTCGTTGGCTTCCCCAATGACAAAATCAAGAAAACCAGAAAGGTAAAAACACATGAAGGCTCTGATGGTCAGAACTGACTTCTCCCTGGGAGAGTCGGCTCTAAAAGCAGAAAACGCGGTGAAAATCGCGAGAGACGCTGGCTACACCGCTGTCATTTCCGCTGACAGCATGAACATTGCCAGTGTGATCCCCCTGCAGCGTGCCGCTGGCGACGACATGGCGGTTATTTGTGGTGTTAAGCTGAATGTGGTCGACGATCCGACATACGAGCACCGCGCCCGCCTGGCGAAAGAGTCAGGAGGATGTATGGAATCATTGGTGCGTGATCGCAGCTACTGCTTCACGGCACTGATAAAGAATGAGCAAGGTTATCGCGACGTGTGCGAACTGATGACCTTAGCCAACAAGCGCGAGCAATTCTACTTTGTCCCGCGTCTGGCACTTGACCAGCTGGCGGCCGCATATGCCAAAGGCAACATCATCCTGCTGACGTCCGACATTGGCAGTGTATTCCAGCGCCGGGACTTCGCAAAGATTATCGGGACGCTGGTGACAGCTGGAGGACGCGATAACTTCTACAGCGTGGTTTATCCGCACCCTACCCCATTCTACGACCAGATTAACGTCCGGGCTATGAAAGTGGCGAGCGCACTGAAAATAGAGCCAGTGGCGTTCTATCCCGCTTATTACGAAGCGGTCGACGACGCTGACATTAAAGACATTGCGCACATGGTTACGAACAACATCAAAATCGACCAGCCGCATCGTCTGCGTATTCCCCACCAGCGAGATAACGCCGTTAATGGTCGCCGCCATCTCCTTGAAGCGCTGAAAGCCTTCTCCGTTCGAATGGATGTGCCGGTAACAGCTGCAATGGCCTCAACAACGCAGGACACCATCATTGAAGCCTGCACATGGCGCTGGCATGAATTGCCACCAGCACTGCCCAAGATGGCAGACGACGAGCCTGCAACGCTGATGAAGCTGGCTGTCGCGGGGCTGCGCAAGCGTCTTACTACCAAAGAGTTTGGCTACACACCACCGGCTTCTGAGCACCGTGTGTATGTTGATCGCCTGAAGTACGAAATGGACACGCTGACCCGTCTGGGCTTCTGCGGCTACTTCCTGATGGTGCGCGACCTGATGAATCACAGCCGTGAAACTGGCATTCCTGTCGGGCCAGGTCGTGGTTCCTCTGCCGGTTCTCTGGTGGCGTGGTGCATAGGCATAACCAACGTCGATCCTATCCGTCACGGTCTTCTGTTTGAGCGTTTCATCAACCCTGAACGTCTCGACTTGCCGGATGCGGATCTGGACTTCAGCCAGGCACGTCGTCATGAGGTGATCGAGTATCTGAATGAACGCTATGGCGAAGATTACGTTGCCGGTATTCCGAACTTTACCTATCTGGGCGCCGCTTCTGCGCTGCGAGACACTGCGCGTATTTACGGTGTCGACGCTGCGGATATGGCGGTATCCAAAGAGTTCAAGAATCTGGAAGACGATAGCCTGTCTCTGGAAGAGCTGCGCGAGCAACTGGCCAGCCTGGACAAATACGCCACGAAAAACCCGGAAGCGTTCAAAGCGGCGTGTAAGCTGCAAAGCCTGATGCGTGGTTTTGGTCGTCACGCTGCGGGGATGATCGTCGCTGGCGTTCCACTGGTAGAGCGCACGCCCGTCGAGCTGCGTGGCAATGCTCGCTGTATTGCGTTCGATAAACGTTACTGCGAGGCGATGGGGCTGATTAAGCTGGACGTTCTCGGTCTGGCAACGCTCGATCTGCTGGATAGCGCGAAACGCTACATCAAAGAGAGTACCGGGGAAGACATCAATCTCGATGCTATTCCACTGGACGATCGTAAGGTTCTGGATGGGTTCGCTGCAGGGTACACGCAGGGCGTATTCCAGCTGGAGTCCGGCCCCATGCGCAAGCTGCTTAAAGATCTGGGCGGTGGCATTGAGCCAATGAGCTTCAAAACCGTTGTCGCCACGACCGCGCTCTTCCGACCAGGCCCGATTCAATCCGGCATGTTGGACGACTATGTCTCCGTGGCCAAAGGCTTTATGGCTCCACATTCAATTCATCCTCGTCTTGAGGAAACAACCAAAGAAACTAACGGCGTTTTACTCTATCAAGAGCAAATTATGAAAAGCTCTCGTGTGCTCGCTGGATTCTCTATGGCGGAGGCTGATGCTCTGCGTTCCGCCATCGGTAAGAAGAACATGGAAAAGATGAAAGCGATCAGCAGCGATTTTGTAGAACGAGCGCAAGCAGGCTGGGTGACACTGTCACTTGAAGACGGAAGCACTGTAGAAGTCCACAAAAAGGCCAAGCTGATGTGCTCTGACGGCAAACGCAGAACCTATGACGAAGCGATGAGTGACAACGCTGATATTGTTGATTTTGGAGTTTGACGGTGGAAGAAGTTTGGAAATCTATTCCTGAATTTGAAGGTTATTACGAAGCATCCAGTTTAGGGCGCATTCGCTCATTAGATGTTATACAAACATCCCCCAAAGGGGGCGAATGGGTGAAGAAGGGGCAAATCCTCAAACCTCGCGTAATCAATGATTTTGGACATCTGGGTGTGAAACTAAGCGTCAACGGCTTCAAATACGACCGCACAGTTCATTATCTGGTAGCAACTGCATTCCACGGAGAACGACCAGAAGGCTTACTTATTCGTCATCTTGACGGAAGACCATCAAACAATGCGCCCTTCAATCTCGCGTATGGTACTCAAGTCGACAACATGGCTGACGCCATTGCACACGATACCGTTGAGTTTGGTGAGAGGCGCTACAACGCCAAGCTAACCAACGAAGTCGTCATTGCTATTCGCATTAAAAAGTCAGAGGGCGCTCTGAACAAAGATCTCGCGGCCGAATATGGTTTAACGGAGCTTTATATTCACCATATCGTCACCGGGAAGAAATGGGCACGTGTTGGTGGGCCGATCGTTGTCTCAAGAGCATCCAAAAAGCTAGATGCCGAAGCAAGAGCTGAGCTGGTCGCCTTGCGCAAGGCTGGCGCAACCTATGAAAAGTTGCGAGAAAAATTCGGCATCTCTAACACTCAAATCGCAAATATCTTAAAAAAAGCAAGCGTTTGAAGCTAACGACGGGAAAAACACATGAAAATTGCAAAAGTTATTTCCGAGCAGGAAGGTCTTAGCCCTGAGAAAGCCCAAGAAATATGGGACGCCTTTGAGAAGTTCGGTGGATATGCCTTCAACAAATCACACTCCGTTGCCTACTCGCTGATCAGCTATCAGTCTATGTGGTTAAAGACACATTACCCTGCTGAGTTCTTCGCTGCTGCGCTCACCATTCTGGGCGAGGATAAGCACCAGGGGCTGGTTAAGGATGCGCTGACCTATGGCATTCGCGTATTGCCACCAGACGTTAACGTGTCATCTAACCGAATTGAGATCCGCACGCTGGAAGACGGCAGCCAGGTACTGTATGCGCCATTCTCTGCTGTGAAAGGCTGCTCTGAGAATGGTTGCCAGGCCATCATGAGAGCGCGTGAGAAAGTTGGCGGTAAATTCGAGTCACTTGAGCAATTTGAGGAAGCGGTCGAGAAGCGTGCGTGTAACAGCCGGGTACGCGAGTCACTGCAAAAAGTAGGTGCGTTCGCATCGATTGAGCCTGGCAGCCTGCCAGCGACAGATCCGGAACGACTGCGCGACCAGGCAGAGTTGATGGGCAATCTGGTGATCGACGCTGTAAAAGCCTCTCGACCGTTCGAGATGAACCCTAAGCGCTCTGCCGAGGTGAATGTACTGATGACTCGCATGGCGGCCGAAATGGGTCTGGGGGACGACCTGATCCGCCCAAGCATTGGCATTAAGCCGAAAATCATGGTCATTCTGGACAACGCGAACGGCAATGATGGGCGTACCGGCTACTTCATGGAGAACGGCTACGACGACTTTAAGGCGAAGTTGCTTACTGCAGGCGATCTGCGCATGGGCGATCTCTACGTCACCGGCGTATGCAAAAAGGTGAAGGACAAAGAGAAGGACTACACCAAAGACGAGATCGGCCAGTTCACCGACTTTATGCGTGAAGAGATCAATCTGGTGCGTCCGACCTATGTGCTGACGTGTGGCAGCCGGGCGACGTCACTCTTCAACAACAAGAGCAAACCATCCGACCTGGTTGGACGCAAAGAGTATCTGCCAGAGCTGGATGTGACCGTTTTCTACGGATTTAACCCGAACATTTTGTACTTTCGCCCAGAGGAAGGTGAAAAGCTGGAAGCAATTCTGGCAGAGGTAGCGGAGACTATTAGCAAATGAATAAAGAGAACACCATGAACGAGGCACAGAAGATTGCACAAGCGCTGGCGGCTATCCCAGCGGATTTTCAGGATAAAGCAGTTGCGGCCACCATGCGGTCGCAGTTCTGGGAAATCATCGACTGTCCGGTCACGTTAGATCTGGCGCTGGCGTTCGCCGGGCTGGATGGTGCCGACAAAGTCAGTCGTTTGCGTAAATGTGCCAGAGCGCTGGCGCTTAAAACGCAAGATCCGAAGGCGTGCCAGTATCTGCTGGAGATCTACGAATCGGATAACCCAGAGGAACAGCTGGAGGCGTTCAAAGTGTTCCGCAATCGGCTGGTGCTGAAGGTGGCCAAAGAGTTTATGGAAGTGAACAAGATTGGCGATGTGAGACAGTACAGGCTGAAACGCCAGACCAGAGTCACGTTATCCAACATTTTTGGTAAGAAAGTCGCATAAAGCAAAACCCGCCGATTGGCGGGTTTTTTCATGCGCATTCGGCGTGATGACGTCGACGTGCGATAAGTGAAGAAGCGATATGTTCAATCTCAACAAAGTCTTTTGAGACGCTATTGCGAAGGGCCAAATTCCACTTACTTAATACGCGAGCATTGTGTGCCAGCTCTGCATTTTCTTTAAGGCGTCCATTGGCTTCAAGCCAGTTCGCCACATCAGCCCAATCCCACAGCGGGGACTGTCCCTGGATTCTCTGGATAGGGCAAGGGAAGTCGCCACCACCACGAAGCCCATCTTTAAGCATGGTAATTGCTTGTCGGGACATGCCCGTCATTTCAGCTACATCGCTCAGGCCAACTAAGGCCGAGTCGACTGATTCTACAATCGCGCCGATACCGGCAGATTCGATATTGTCGACCGCTGATGCAATGGCTGCATCCAGCGATTCGGCTTCGCGGTCGAACTCAACATAGACGGAGTTTCCATATGCGCAAACAATCGCATCGCCACAGCCGCTTTCGTACAGCGCATCTTCCAATCCTTCGGTCTCATAGGTTACGCCTGAGAGAGTCAGAGTGAAGTTATAAAGCGCCATAAAACCTCTTTATCTAAAGTGAAGTTAATGTACCTTTGGAACAAATGGCGGCCAAAACCGCCACTAACTACTATTTTTTGCTCATCTGGCTTTTGATACGGCCACACTGGTCGACCGCTTGCCTGATTTGCGTGGCATGGTGCTCCGGTACATCTGGAGTCGACCATACACTTCTGTGGTGACTTGTATGTTCACCTGATTTATCGCCGCAGCGCAGCTTGCAGAAGCAATGTGCTGACTTACCTGCTGGAACCCAAACCCAGCCTTTACTCAACGCGTATTCAATGGCCTCTTGAATATGCTTATTCGGATGTGATTTCATTTTCCTCCGATGTCATTATGATAGGTATAGTGTGAGCGCGTGTCAACACTGTCTATTTTCTGACGTCTACGGCCGCAGAAAACGGCTATAGATTATCAGAACACTCCCTGTTTTCATCAACTTACCTACCCTACCCCCCTAACTTCTTCCTTCTATAAGCTCCATCCTTCATTTCTTTCATGATAAAATTGATATATAGAAATAAGCTGGAACCTATCAAAATGAGTACAGATATCTACGAAAAAATCATGTCCGATCTGGAGTTCGACCGCGACAATCTTGAGGAAGTCTGGCGTCAGCAACCGCGCCTGTTGATGGAGTACGGCTCTAAGCTGGCGCGGGCAGAACGCGAAGTCGCAGATGCAAAACTCTCCCTCGATGCGATTGAGGCGAAAATCTACGACAATGAGCGTAAAAACCTGAGTATGAACGGCATTAAGTTCAATGAATCCGTACTGGAGGCGAAGGTAAGAACCAACCCGCAATACCTCGCAAAGCGCCAAAAACTCGACGATGCCCGGCACATTGCTGATCTGTACAAGCACGCTGTAGCCGCCTTCTCTCACCGCCGCGACATGATTGTCCAGGCGTCCAAAATGGCTATCGTGGAGATTGAACGTTTGGGCACCGAACGTTTCCACTCTCCCCGTTAATTTATGCTAGATCGTAAGTAAGCACTGATCTATCATTCTTCTCGCTCGAAAGAGCCACGAATAAACGAACGCCCAACGCGCATAGCGCCAATGGCCACAATCACAACAAGGAGAAATACATGTCTAAGTCATTACTTGATCTGCTTAACAAGACCCGTGGCGATATTGCTTCTAAACGTGGCAATAACGTTGATTTGACCCGTCTGAAAGACGGCAATAACTATCTGCGCATTTTTCCGAACAAGGACGACCCGAATGGCGTGTTCTTCCAGACTTTCGGTATGCACTACGTTAAGCATCAGAATGAGGAAGGCAAAGATGTAACCACCGCCTACATCTGCGAACAGCACACCCACGGCCACGCTTGCCAGCTGTGTGAGATGGTTATGGAAGGTCGTGCTCGCTTTAAGGGCAACAAAGCGATGGAAGAGCGCATTAACAGTATGCGTGCTACACCTCGTTATCTGGTCAACGGTGTTCTGTCTGCGCGTGAAGACTTTGCGGACGCAGAGAAATGCCAGCTGATTGAGCTGCCGTCTACGGTCTTCGACGATATCTGCAAAGTGATGTCCGAAGATATTGCGGATGATATCGGCAACCCACTGAGCAAAGAAGAAGGCTATGCGTTCCTGATTAAGCGTACCGGTTCCGGTCGTGACACCAAGTACGACGTATCCCCGAAACGTAAAGTCTACAAAGGCGACATTCCTGAGAAACTCTGGACTACCCAACACGATCTGATCGCATACGCGAACCAGGCTGACGAAACCCGTCTGCTGTCTACGGCTCGCACTATGGGTCGTCTGATTGGTATCGCGGCTCCGCCAGCAACAATGTCCTCTCCGGCCATTTCTTCCGCTGCAAAATCAGCTGCTGCTGAACTGCCAGGCTTTGGCTCTATCACTGGTCATACGGAAGGCGCAGCTGCTGTCGCTACAGCACACACTCCGGCTCCAGAGTCCACCAGCCTGGTTGATGAAGAGATCCTGCGTGCCGCTGAAGCTGAGTTCAAACCGGAAACTAAACCGGAAGAAGTTAAAGCTCCGGAAGCCGCCGCAGCTGCAAGTGCTTCAGCATCTGCTGCCGCTGCATCTGTACCAACTGACGAAGGTCTCGATGATCTGCTGGCTGAACTGGACGCTCTGTAATCCCATAACGTGACCAGTAAGGCGTCTACGGACGCCTTACTTTTTGGAAGGAGTGTACCGGTGAATTATCTCTTTGTGGACGGTAACAGCCTGGGCTATTACCACCAGCAATCCGACAAATTACACAACGGCGAGATGGAAGTTCAGGCGGCTTTTGGCTTCGTGAAGAACGTTCGTCGTTACGCCTCAATTCTCCATGCCCGCCCAATGATCTTGTGGGATGGATTCAGCGACAAACGTCGCGACTTCTACCCGGAGTACAAAGCGAATCGCGATGACGACCCGGATATGAAGAAGATGAAAGAAGGTTTTGCCACCCAGAAGCCGTACATCTTGAAAATGATGACCGCGCTGGGCGTCAACCAACTCATTGCAAAGGACGCAGAAGCGGACGACCTGGCTGGAATGCTGGTCTCTCGCCTGGCTCCGCAGCCGACCGTCGATCACATCTACCTGCTGACTGGCGATGGCGACTGGCTCCAGCTGGTTCGCGAGAATGTGAGCTGGGTAAGCCTGCGTGAAGATGCCAAGCACAAGCAGGTGAACTTCGAACAGTTCGCAGAGCTGACAGGTCTGCCAACACCACGCGCGTTTCTGGAAGCGAAAGCGTTGCAGGGCGATAACTCGGACAACATCAAAGGCGTCGGTGGCATTGGTGATGGTGGCGCGAAAGAGCTGCTTCATGAATGGGGAAGCGTGGCCGCAATGGTACGCGGTATTAACGACGGCTCCATTGTCATCAACAAAGGTCGCTATAAGACGGCATTCAACAAGCTGGCAAAGAATGCCTTCAACGAGAAGACGGGCTGCCGGATGCTCGAAGCCTTTAAGCGCAACATGATGCTGATGAACCTTATCGACACAAAATTCCCACCCAGCGAAATCGAGTCGATTAAAGGCGCACGCGACATGAATGTCTTCGAACAGATGTGTTACGAGCTGAATTTCCGGTCGTTTCTGGAAGATCTGGAAGTGTTTGTTCTGCCGTTTGAGAGGTACTGCTGATGTTGAAATCCATCATTAATGGCGGGGCAACTACGCCAACCATGCTGGCTAAAGAGATTGTCTTCTGCCACGGCGAGCACGCTGTGGTGGCGCTGCCGAACATTCTGGGCGCTGCTGGCATTTCTGCTACTGAGCGTGAGTTCGCGCTGGTCAGCGAGCAGGTCGTGAAGATCATCGCTCGCGTCGCCAAACACCTGAACCACGACGCAATCAAGTTTGACGAAGCCGCTGCTTCGAAGCGAATCAACGAATCAAAAGGAGCCTAATCATGGCAAAAGGCAAATCCGCACTGGCACTGGCGCTGAAAAAGAAAATCGGCAGCAATGACGAGATCCAGAAGGTCTCCCACTGGATTGACTCCGGTTTCCCTCCACTGAACAAAGCAATTTCCGGACGTTACGACGGTGGTTTTCCGTGTGGGCGTATCGTTGAAGTCTTCGGGCCACCAAGCGCTGGTAAAACCTTCCTGGCGACGGCCGCCATGGTCTCCGCTCAGAAACAGGATGGTCTGGCCGTATTCCTTGACCACGAAAACAGTTTCGACGTTGGTCTGGCGGTGGCGAACGGACTGAACGCAGACGAAGACGACGGTCAGTGGGTCTACAAACAACCGGATACCTTCGAAGACTCCGTCGAGCTGATCGGCACAATCCTCAAGCTGGTGCGCGACGAAGAGCTGATCCCCGCAGACGCCCCTATTTGCATCGTAGCCGACTCCCTTGCGTCAATGGTGCCAAACTCCAAAGCCGAGAAGTTCGACAAAATGGCGGAAGGTACAGCGAAGGATAAAGATCAGCTAAACATGAACGACAATACGGCCCTGGCTCGTGCTACGAGCGCCAACTTTCCAACGCTGGCGCTCTGGGCGCGCAAGTACAATGCCTGCATTATTTTCCTTAACCAGGTTCGTACAAAAATCGGCGTGATGTTTGGCGATCCGACCACCTCCCCTGGTGGTGATTCTCCGAAGTTCTACGCCTCAGTACGTATTCGTCTTGGCGCTTCTGTCATGAAGGATGGCAAAGATAAGATCGGTCAGGACGTTGGCGCCGAGTGCATCAAAAACAAAGTGGCGCCGCCATTCGGCAAATGCTCATGGAAATTCTACTTCGACCCGACCCGCGGTCTGGACGTTATCGAGTCACTGGTTGAGCACATGCTCGAAGAAGGATACCTGCCAAAGAATGCCAGCGGCCGCGTAGAGATTGGCGACAAGAAGTACACCAAATCGCAGATCGTCGATATGTATCGTGATAAGCCCCTTCCGGAGATCATTGCGGCGCTACAGGCGATCGACGAACGTCGAGCTAAAGAGTCTGCTTCAGCCGAAACAGAAGAAGCGTAATCACAGGGCGTCCATTGGACGCCTTTATATTTTGTTTATTATCACCAATAAGAAAACAACTTGGTTACTAATATGAAATTAATCCCAATTCCAACGTCAAATGTGACAGTGCCACGTAGTTACCGGGTAGCCATCGTAGACGCCTGGTGGCTGGTGAAGGAAGAATCAAAGTGAAGAGGCTCTGGGATGCGGCCAATGCCGCGCTCGATGTTATCGACGCAGAAATCGCCCAAGGCTTACCTGAGCCTGAATGGGCCGCTCAGCTGCGCGAGGTCATTGCTCTAATAGATGAGCCATCACCTGAACAGGACGATTGCTCCCCTTATCTCGATCTGAATAATAAGTAAGTACATACACCACAAAGGAGAAACACATGAGAATATTAGTTTGGATATCTGCCAGTACTGAAAGTGATGCTTAGCCACTGCTTATGGTGAATGGCTCTGGACTGGCCATCTTTAGTGAGCTCCAGGCCTTAGCGCTCTTCCGGAGTCATTTACAGCTCAAAATATATAAGTTAGTATTTACCTATTATGAAGATATACATAGATATTCTGTTACTCATCTTTTCAATACTGTTTATGTTGGACTGCCTGATGATCGGGACACTCAAGAAAGCTCTGTCTCCTGTCAACGGAACCACTGTGAACATGCTCGCACTGGTGCTGGTCATCTCCTCTACAGCACAGGTCTACACAGGGATAGTGGTATGAGAAAAATAACGCTACTGCTGGCCGCCCTCTCCTTTTCTCTGCTGGCGGATACCCGGATTTACCAATGCGATATGACCGTATCGCAGGTGAAAAATGATCAAATCAGCAGACCTACTAAAGCTGACTTCGGCGCGCTGGTCGTTGATAGCGGAGAGCAGTTCTACGTCGTCCGCGGCGATGAGGTTCTCTCATCTCCATATCTGGCTAAACGCAACGGTAAACTGGTTGGCGTTGGCGAGGACAAGCTTATCTACAACAAATCCCACGACGTCTACGGCGTTCAAAGCAAAGACCAAAGTTTCTTTTTCGACGGATGTAAGGAGGTTGGTTAATGGCTCTCACAATGACTGGTCTTGAGATTGAGAAAACAAGCGGCTACTGGAGAGCGAAAGGCTTCCGAAAACCGGACATGCTGGAGCGTCTGGAACGCGAAGACGGTTACATCATCCACCAGCGTAGGGAATGGCGCATGTTTGATCCTGAAACCGGGAAACTCACATCGAAAGCACAAACGCTTTGGGGTTTGCTCAAGCAGATCCACTAACCGATGTTTCTGCAGCGCGTTTTAAGTGTGATGGAATAACACATGTTAGTAACCACTAACCTAGCATTCATGCGGGTTAGCAGGTTAGTGACCACTGGGGAAGCCATATTGTTATCTACACGGGCCTGACGCAAAGCAACGACTGCGTCGCCCGTTTTCAGGATATCTAATTCAGTGCTGTATTACCGCTCACAGCATACGTTGCCAGTGAATTACCGCTGGCAGCATACCTTGTGCCGTTCACAGCATACGTTTTACCGCTGACAGCATATCTTTCACCGCTGACAGCATACATTCATAGGGCAGCAGTTGCCCTTAGACGTTAGCCATGTCGATTTATAAAGACCGCAGAGTGTGGAAATGTACCGCTGACAGCATACGTTTTACCGCTGACAGCATACATTGAGACAAAAGAACCGCTGATAGCATATGTTGAACCGCTGACAGCGTATCAAAGCAACTTGAGGCTATTGGTGAGTATCTCGATCAGCTTGATATTCTCTGGCGTCAGGTTCTGCGACAGCTCAGAAATTTTGTTTTTGAGGTTCTGTTTCGCATCAATTTCACCCTTCGCTTCTTCTGCCTGCTTAGGCGCCTCTGGCTTTTCAGGTTTGCTCGATGTGACTTTCAGTTTTGGGTTACGACTGTGGATCTGGATGTAGACAGAACGGCCACGCTTAACCTCGCTATATTCGAGATAGCCCAGCTCTTGCAGTGACTTCAATCCGTTCCTGATAGTCTGGTTTTGCGAACTGACGTTGCGCGTGCTCAGATTGAGCCTGGCGCGCAGCCGGGCAAGAGATACCGGTGCCGGCTTAGGAGGAAGACTTTCGATGAAAGTATACAGCGCCTGGGCCGTCTCCTTGCGCGGGAGCTTGTTGATGACCTTTAACTGCAGCAGAACTTTGTGGTCAAAGCGATAGAGCTCAGACAGCTTAGGTTCAGCATAAAAGACAATAGAGTCTTTCTTCTCGTTGTAATCAACGCTGTTTATGAGGTGAACCATCAACAGGGATATCTTGTTGGTGTCGTCGACGTTCTTCTCTTCATGAGTGCGCTGGAACGACAACGTCGTGCGCATGATCTTGAGCAGGCTATTTGTCAGGCGGTCTCGCAGGGTTTTGCGGATCTGCGAGGACGGGTAGCCGCAGAACTTGGCGAACTTCGTGATGCTCAGCTCAACGCGCCCGGTTGGCTCGCCGTATTCAGCCAGAGAGCGAACAACACCAACCCAGGTTTTGAAGTCATGATCCATATCCAGTCGCGGACCGGTGATTTTAATGTTTGAATAACCCTCTGACCGCGCGACTTCCAGCTGGACAAGCTCTCTGGATGCGTCGATCATGTTGGACTTGTTGCGAGAGCTATTCTTCGTTCCTTTGAGTGTCGGCACGAAGAGGCCAAGACGCATTAAAGCGATTGGCTGCACCGTGTTGTTGCTGTTAGGAACTAAATCACCTGTGTACAAAGTGAGAGCTTCTTCCTCAAGAATTTCGTTATCTTCAGGTATTTCTTTGATATCGCTCTCTTTTTTCTTTCTTGTGGACATGTGGATACCTTTTGGTTCTAACCGCTGACAGCATACGTCAATTACCGCTGATAGCATACACAAAACCGTTGGCAGCATATACCGTACCGCTGACAGCATATCGTTTACCGCTGACAGCATACACGGATCAGTCCTTAGCCCAGGCGTGGCGCGGCCTGCGGCGATCGGGGATCTCTTTGGATCTATATGGGGATCTGTATAGGGATCTTATTATTGGGATCTAACCAGTGGATAAGTGGATAAGTGGATAAGTAAAACAGGCATTTGCGATTACAGGTGTGCCTAGTAAGCTATCGTGGTTCCGGTCAACAATCACTAAAACGAGAACATGGACTTAAAACGCACACGTTGGGTACGCCGTCTGGAAGACGGAACCTACACCATAGAATCAAACTCCACACTGAGCAACGAGAAGGTTCTCTGCAGCCTGTGCGGCATAGCCTCGAAGTGCAACATCAACGAGACCCGACTCAAGTTGCGTGATGCCGGCGTTAACTTCCACCTGAACAGCTGTGCCAGATACGTACCGCTGCTGGCATTTCGAAAACCGATCATCGGTCTGGATACCCCATACTTCAACACTATGCGTTCAGGCGTTACCTGGCGTGACAGATTGACCGAGGGAAAGATTGTCTGCCTGGTTGAAGCTGATACTGCGAAGATCCTTCGATTCGGTGTCGTGGATAAGGTTTACTCTGGGCCAGTTGATGAGATGCTGAGAAAGCACAGTCGATTCAATCACCTCTGTATGGGCGGAGAGAAGATCGAAAAAGTGGGTGAAGTGATCCGCCGATCCTATGGCCACTTCCTGAAAGAAGACAGCCTGCTCACAGCGATTTACATCAGACACATCAAACGGGACTTTGATATCGAGTATCACAGCGAAGAAGAACTCGATTTAGTCGACCCTCGGCCAAAAGCGGAAGTGTTTAGCATCGCAAATGCGCGTCAGAAGCTCTCTGACGAACCCTAAACGAACAAAGGGGTCTTTACGCGAATACAAAATATCGTAGCTTAGAATGCATCTGAGAAGCCAAGGGGGTGATATATGGACGATTTTTACTCAAGAGAGATTACTCTGGCTGATATGCCCTTTCTGATGCATGAATTCGAGGAAGGAGCACGTCTTGGTCACTTTACAAATGAGATCATCACACCAGCCGGTGGGAAGAAGTTTGAAAAACAAACGCGAGAAGCGATTAAGACACGCGACGCTGAAGGTTATTCAGGCCATTTCATCTTCATCCTGCTTCGTCGTTCAGACGATAAAAAAATTGGCCTGATCTGGTTTACTCCTGCGATTGATCCAACTGGAGATCCACGTCTTGAACTCCGTGCCGTCTGTATCACCAAATCTATGCAGGGTAAGGGATATGGTTCGATGCTCCTGTCTGACATGATTGACTCAAACGCACAACAACCAATGATGGCAAAGTGTTACGTCAAATCGACAAAAATGGCTGAAATGCTTAAACGCCGAGGCTTTCACCTTGTTGATACCAGCCCCACAGGCACTCAACTGCTTTTCCGCAACCCACGCTGAGACCACGCCTAGAGCCTAGATCTTACTTAAGTGTCTAGCTCTACCTTATAAAAATAGGTATGTACTTACTCATCTATTTTGTCATAATAGCCAGCCTGTAGATTTTCTAATGTGCCGTGTTTACTTGGTTGTTGGCCTGTTTTACATGCTTAGAATCTATATCAAAATAACCACAAAGGAAAATACACATGACGTTGCCATATGGGGTAATCTCCGATCCCCATTATCACAAATGGGATTCATTCTCGACGACCGATGCAGATGGTCTCAACTCTCGGCTGGCCATTCAGCTGGAGGCCACAAAAGAAGCGGCCATCGCTATGAAAAAAGCGGGCTGCAGCCACATGCTAGTGGCCGGCGACACATTCCACGTCCGCGGAACCGTATCCCCTACCGTACTCAACTACGTCTCCGATGCCTATGAGTGGATCGTCAAAGATCTGGGGCTCAGCGTTGCGATGCTGGCTGGCAACCATGACCTCGAAACGAACGACTCTGTCTACAGCGCTAACGCCGCTGCGGCGCTAAAGTCGATTGGCGTACAGATCGTCTGCGGCCGTAAGCCCCACAGCATCAAATTGGGCGACGTCACAGTCCATATGGTGAGCTGGCGAAACAACCACGCCGAGTTAATTAGTGACCTGAAAGCACTTCGTGCGCGGCTTGACGGGGATCTGCACGACGTCGTGATTCATACCGCCATCAACAAAGCTATCCCCACAATGCCTGATGTTGGCATCGATGCGCAGGAGCTGAAAGACATAGGCTTTCGCCTGGTGCTGTCCGGCCATTACCACAACCACAAGGAGGTGATCCCCGGAGTTATCAGTGTCGGCGCGCTGACGCACCAAAACTGGGGGGACGTAGGTTCGCTGGCGGGCTACATGATTGTGAACCCTGACGGCTCGTTCAGTCATTTCGAAACCTCGGCGCCGAAATTCGTAAACCTGGAAGACGATGTGGATGACAGGCAGATACAAGGCAATTACGTGCGCTTCCGGGCCGTCGTCGAAAACGATGAGGAAGGCATCAAGCTGCAGAACGTCCTGAAATCCATGGGAGCGAAAGGTGTTGTATGCAACTTCATCCGCAAGGGCTCAATGATGGAGGGTACTGCCAGCACCTCAGAGACCAGCAAAATCGACAGCCTTGGCGAGTCTGTTTCTGCTTACTGCAAAATCGTTCATGACACAGACGGTGGATTTGACCTGACCAAACTGAATGCCTTGTGTCAGGAGATCCTCACCGAAGCGGAAAGTGCGGAGGCGGTGTAGTGACTTCCTCCCACAATAATTTCTGGGATTTCATCCAGATGATTAAACGGCTTGAAAGCGGGAAGCCCGTTTTATTCCAGAAGCCCTATCCGCCAGAAGGAAACCCACAGGCGTTTTACCTTGGTCAACTAACGAAACGTGGCCTCCTGTCACGCAACTCCTTCCCGGCACATACGGAATACCGCCTTCGCAAAGGGCAGAAATTGACTAAAGCAATTCGAGGCAAAGCATGAAATTTTTAACGCTCGAAGTGGAAAACTTCATGGCGCTGGCAAACGCCAAGGTCGAGCTTGATCAGCGTGGGCTGGTGCTCATCCAGGGTGTTAATGCCGGGGACTCATCGGCCGCCAGCAATGGCGCTGGTAAATCAACCCTCATGAATAGTTTGATGTGGTGTATTTATGGCGAGACATCCCATGGTGTTAAAGGTGACGACGTTCTCTCTACGGGCCATGAGAAGAACTGTCGCGTAAAAGTCACCATTGAAGACGAAGGTAAACACTACGCCATTATCCGCCACCGCAAGCATAAGGAATTTAAAAACCGGCTTATCGTCCGTGGCGAAGACGGCGACATGACAAAGGGTAAAGATTCGCTCACCCAGGAGTTTGTAGAGCGACTGATCGGTGCGTCAAAAGAAGTATTTATGGCATCGATCTATGCCAGTCAGGAGGCGATGCCTGATTTGCCTGGCATGTCGGATAAAAACCTCAAAACCATCGTAGAAGAGGCTGCCGGCGTCGATCGTCTCACCAAAGCCTACGCGATTGCTCGCGAACGAGCCAACGCAGCTGCCGCACGCATGGAGACCACTAAAACCAAGATGGACGCCTGCTTATCTCTGGTCGAATCGGCCCAGAATGAGCTGGAGTCTGCCAAAACCTCTTCTGAAGCCTGGGAGCGAGACCGCAGCGAACGGCTTGATGTCGCCCGTGCCGATCTGGTTGGAGCGGAAGTCACGCTCACTGAGGTCGAAATGGAGTTGCGCAGTCTGCCAGAGCAGATCCGAGATACTGAAAATTCCATCGGTAAAGAGCGGGAAAAACTTGCCTCCAAAGAAGAACATGACGCCAAGCTGGTTAAAGTTCGTGGAGCGATCACTGATATACGCGCCAGCATCCGCATTACCGAAAACATCCAGAAGGAAGCGATGCAACGTGCTCGCGCATTCAAGGTGAAAGCGGAAGAAGTAAATACCAAAGTCGGGGAGCCGTGCCCTACCTGTGGCAAGGCTTATTGCGTTGAAGATCTGTCTACCGTGAAGGAGAGTTTTGTTGAACAGGCGCGCAGTGAGATCAGCCAAGCGCAGGCATCTGCAACGTCAGTGGCTAAATACCAAGAGCATCTTGAGAAGGCGCTCAAAATTGAATCATCACTTGTCGCCAGTACACCAGATGTGTCTGCCATTATTTCCCGAATCGAACAACTGACTAAAGAGCTGGGATCGCTTCGTCATCGGGAAAAAGAAGTCGTGGCTGTAGAAGCTTTGGTTGCCCGGGCGCGGAGCGAAGTAGATCGCATTACCAAAGAAACTAACCCATTTCTGGCTGTCATCAAACGCCATGAAGAAAGCCTGGCTGCCAATAAATCTAACTATGGTGTACTTAAAACTGAGTTAAAGAATATACAGGAGCAGGCTCTGCTCCTTGATAAAGCGCGCCAGGTCTACTCTCCTGCCGGCGTTCGCTCGCATATCCTGACCTCCGTGACGCCTTTCCTGAATGCCCAGACAGCGGAATACCTCAATACACTGTCGGACGGAAACATTGTGGCGGAATGGTCAACGATGGAATCAACCAAGAAGGGCGAGTGGCGCGATAAGTTCAATATCAGCGTGCGCAAGATCGGCGCCAGCAAAACCTTCCAGACATTGTCAGGTGGCGAAAAACGCAAAGTGCGCATTGCGTGCTCCCTGGCTCTGCAGGATCTGGTGGCCAGCCGCGCGAGCAAGAACATCGAGCTGTTTATCGGTGATGAAATTGACGATGCGCTGGATACTGCCGGGCTGGAGCGTCTGATGGGTATTCTGGAAGCAAAAGCGCGCGAGCGCGGCACGGTGATGATCATCTCTCACAAAGAAATGAAGTCATGGTTCCGGGAAACCATCACAGTGGAAGTGAAAGAGGGCCGCAGCTATGTCGTTTAACCTAAGCCGCACGCAGTTTTTGCAAATGTTTGCTGTGATGCAGTCATTCAGACTGATTAACAGCTATACCGCTGCTGGGGCGGCTCCTGGTGTCGGTTGGCAAAATCTCAATATTGAGACGGAGCAGTTTACGGCTCTGAAAGATCTACTTTTCAAGACCCCGTTAATGCCAAGTCTGAAATCGATGCCGTCAGGAAGTACAGCGCCCATTCTGATCAACCCATTTTCGGAAGGTGGCTATCTTCCACACACAGGGCCTGGGTTCGTGGTGATCCCGGAATCACCTGAGATGGTTATCAAAGATGATGCGCAGTACGGGGCTATAGAGGCGCATACCAGCAGCGCGTTTACTAACCTGACTCGACTGGCAAATGCACGTGCTGGGCAGGTTGCAATGCCAGGCATTGCATTTGCTGGCATCAATTTCAATTGCGATTCACATGGGACATTTCCAGAAAGAGGTAAATTAAGCTTCGAGACTGAAGATGGCGATAAGGCAATTGTTGAGCTCTCTGTCCCCTATGTACTTCGTTCTAACAGAATGGTTGCGTGTAAGCTGATAGATATCATGTCCTACTTCATCGGGCAGAGCATGATCGACGCAGACATAGAAAATGGTGTGCTGACCAGTGACAACATACACGTGGTGAGCCGCATTCCAGAGCCCGTTCGCAAGTCTCCAGTTAAAACCCTGGAAGAGAAATTAATGGAATGCCCGGTATGGGCAACATGGTAAGGAAACTCTATGAGTAAAGTGATCAAAGTAGTTGGCGTCGACCCTTCAATGAGCAACTTCGGGCTGGCCATTGGTACGCTGGATCTGGATACAGACAAACTTGAAATCCATGGTCTTGAACTGGTTGAAACCAAAGCCGGCGGCAACAAGAAGACGGTTCGCGTAAACAGCGACGATCTGCGCCGCGCTAATGAAATCTGGCGTACCGCCAAGCCCATAATCGAGCAGGCTCATATGGTGTTTTGCGAATTGCCGGTTGGTAGCCAGTCCAGTCGCGCGCAAACCTCATACGGCATCTGCATTGGCGTACTGGCGTGCGTGGATAAGCCACTGATACAGGTCACGCCAAACGAGATTAAGCACTATGTCGGGAATAAGCTGACCACGTCGAAGGAAGAGATCATTCAGTGGGCTACGCAGAAGCAGCCAAACGCCCCGTGGTTGCGCCGTAAGCAATCTGGTAAGGAAGTGCTGGTGAATAAAAACGAGCACCTTGCGGACGCTGTCGCGTCGATTTACACCGGTATGCAAACAGATCAATTCCGTCAGGTTCGCGATGTTCTTGCAGGAATTTTATAAGTCGGTAATTGATAGGTAAGTGCTTATCTATTAACATGAGGCCACTATATTTAGTGGCCTTTTTTATTGGGTGATACATGATAAGCATCGTAAAACGTAACGGTTCCACAGAGCCGTTGTCAGAGGAAAAATACAACCGCGTTGTGATGTGGGGAGTCGAAAACATTCGCAACGTTAGCGCGTCTGCTGTCGCTATGGGCGCTGCTGCCAGCATTTTCGACGGAATGACCACCTGCCAGCTGCATGAGGCGCTGGTGAAGTCCGCTGCCGATCTGATCTCTCCGGAAACCCCGAACTACTCGCAGGTTGCCGCGCGACTGAGCCTGTTCAAGATCCGCAAGGACGCCTTCGGCCAGTATGACTACCCGAATTTCTACAATCACATCGTCAGCAACGTCAGTCGTGGCGTTTACGATGAAGACCTTCTCAAGTACTACTCTCAGGAAGAAATTGCCGAGCTGGGCGTGTACATCAAGCCTACGCGCGACGAATACTTCGGCTATGCCGCCACCGTGCAGCTGGCGAGCAAGTATCTCGTTCAAAACCGTGTAACTGGCGCTATCTACGAAGGGCCACAGCAACTCTACATGCTGGTCGGCATGTGCCTGTTCCAGAATTGGGAAGATGGCTGCGCCGGTAAGACGCGTCTGGAGATGGTTAAGGGCTTCTACGATGTGACCAGTACATTCAAGCTGTCTCTGCCAACGCCAATTATGGCCGGCGTGCGCACCCCTACTCGCCAGTTCTCCAGCTGCGTGCTGATTGAAGCTGCTGATAGTCTGAAAGGGATTAGCGCTGCGTCTTCCGCAATCATCGACTACGTGTCACGTCGCGCGGGCATTGGTATTGGTTTTGGGCGTCTGCGTGCGCTGGGCAGTGAGATCCGCAATGGCGAGGCCACCCACACTGGCGTTATTCCATTCCTGAAACACTTCCAGACGGCGGTGAAATCCTGCTCTCAGGGCGGTGTTCGCGGCGGCGCTGCTACAGCGTTCTATCCGATCTGGCACTTGGAAGTTGAAAGTCTGCTGGTGCTGAAAAACAACCGTGGCATTGAAGAGAACCGCGTTCGTCATCTCGACTATGGCGTGATGATCAACCGTCTGATGTATCGCCGCCTGGTGCGCAACGAAAACATTACGCTGTTCAGCCCACACGATGTGCCGGGCCTGTACGACGCGTTCTTTGTTGATCAGGACAAGTTCGAAGAGCTCTACCTGAAGTACGAAGCCGACGAGAGCATCCGTAAGAAATCTATCCCGGCCGTCGACCTGTTCTCTACGCTGATGCAGGAGCGTGCCTCCACTGGTCGTGTTTATATTGCCAACGTCGACCACATGAACGATCACGGCGCATTCGTTCCGGAAATTGCACCGGTACACCAGTCCAATCTCTGTATGGAGATCACGCTACCGACCAAGCCACTGGCGTTCACTGACGATCCGAACGGGGAAATCGCGCTTTGCACCCTGTCTGCGTTCAACCTGGGCGCGATCCGCACGCTGGACTCACTGAAAGACGTGGCGTTTTACGCTGTGGCGGCACTGGACTCTCTGCTCGACTATCAGGACTACCCGATGGCTGCTGCAGAAATCCCGGCTAAAGCTCGTCGTAGTCTGGGTATTGGCGTGACAAACTTTGCCTACTATCTGGCGAAGAATGGTTTTAACTACTCTGACGCTGCAGGCAACCAGCTGGTGCATGAGACCTTCGAAGCCATTCAGTACTACTTGCTCGATGCGAGCTGCCGACTGGCCGAAGCGAAGGGTGCATGTGACTGGTTCTCCCACACCAAATACGCACAGAGCCAGCTGCCAGTCGACCACTATCGCAAAACACTGGATACCAACCCGGAGACCTCTTTCGAGCTGAAAATGCCGTGGGAAGAGCTGCGTGGCCGTATCCGTGAGCATGGTCTGCGTAACTCCACTCTGACCGCTCAAATGCCGTGTGAGACGTCCAGCCAGATCACCAACTCCACCAATGGTATTGAGCCGCCCCGCGGCCCGGTGTCCGTGAAGTCTTCCAAAGACGGCATCGTGAAGATGGTCGTTCCGGACTTCGCGCAACTGAAAGACCAGTACGAGTACCTGTGGGATATGCCGGATAACCGCGGCTATCTGACTAAGGTGGCCATCATTCAGAAGTTCTTCGATCAGGCCATCTCTGCGAACACCAACTACGACCCGACTCGCTTCCCTGGCGACAAGGTTCCAATGATGAAGCTGCTGGAAGATCTGCTGTTTGCGTATCAGCAAGGTGTGAAGACGCTTTATTACCACAACACGCGTGATGGCGCTGGTAAGCGTGACGACGACGATCAGGTGTCCGAACCTTCAGTTGCGGAGGTTGTTGAGCCAGAAGATGAGTGCGATGGCGCGTGCAAAATCTGATGAGCGTGGGGAGAAATCCCCACCTTTTCCTTGAGTTGAGCACCTTGTTTAAACCAATAAGATAACAATTTGTTTAAAGCAACTCGATAACATTCAGAGGGAAACACATGACTTATTCTACTTTCCGTTTGGGCGCTAACGACGCAACGAAGGAACCTATGTTCCTCGGCCAATCTGTCAACGTAGCACGCTACGATCAGCAAAAGTACCGTGACTTCGAAAAGCTGATTGAGAAACAACTTTCGTTCTTCTGGCGCCCTGAAGAAGTCGACATTACCACTGACCGCATCGACTTCAATACCAAGCTGCAAGAGCACGAGCGCCATATTTTCCTGAGCAACCTGCGTTACCAGACGCTGTTGGATTCCGTTCAGGGTCGCAGTCCTAACGCAACACTGCTGCCGCTGATCTCCATTCCTGAGCTGGAGACATGGGTCGAGACCTGGTCGTTCTCCGAGACGATTCACAGCCGCAGCTATACGCACATTATCCGCGGTATGGTGGATGACCCGAGCATCGTTTTCGACGGCATCGTCACGGACGAAGAGATCATCAGCCGGGCTGTAAGCATCTCAAGCGAATATGACAGACTGTACGAAATGACCTGCGCTCGCCAGCATCTTGGCGAAGACGAATTTGAACGGCTGTATGTCAGCGAGTTTGATGGCAAGCCCTACCCTCTCCAGCGCCAGCTGTTCCGAACACTGGTGTCGGTGAATGCACTGGAGGCGATTCGCTTCTACGTGAGCTTTGCGTGTACGTTCGCCTTTGGTGAGCGGAAGCTGCTGGAGGGCAACACGAAGATCATGCGCTTTATCGCGCGCGACGAGGCTCTGCATTGCGAAGGTACTGAACGCATGATCCGCTTTATGCGTACCGGTCGTGAAGGTCTGATGTGGAAGATGATTGCCGCAGAAGAAGAGAGCTTCATCTATCAGACCATGATGGACGTGGCCGGACAGGAAATGCGCTGGGCTGACTATCTGTTTAAAGACGGCTCAATGATTGGCTTGAATGCCGACATCCTCAAAAGCTATGTGAAATACCGCACCAACCTGGCAATGCGTCGTCTGGGGCTGCGACCGCTGTTCCCGGAAATTAAAGACGATCCACTGGTATGGATGAACAAATGGCTGCTGTCAGACACCCTGCAGATAGCTCCGCAGGAAGCTGAACAAAGCAACTACCTCGTCGGCCAGATTGATTCCGCTGTCGATCGCTCCGGACTGAGCCAGTTCGCAGACCTTTAAGCCGAGTTTAACCACTTTGTGGCCTGGCGCTGCTGGGTCACAATTGACGCATCAAATGAAGTCCAAAGGAAAGAAAGAAGACATGAAATTTACGAAACTGACCGATCATCTGAAACTTGCCGCAGACAAACTCGTGGGATTTAAGCCTGAGCCTTACGAGTTGAATCCTGGTTTTGGCAAGGCAACGGAAAGCATCTACTTGATGGTTGACCAGTTCCACACACTGTTTCAGCACCCACGCCGTGCCATTCCAGATCCGGCATTACTGCGTCTGCGTGCCAAGCTGATCCACGAAGAAGCAGTTACCGAGGGCATCCCGGCAGCCAAAAATGGGGATATCACGGCACTGCTGGACGCGATGGCTGACTTCCTTTACGTGGGCGTCGGCACAATGGTGGCCATCAAAGGCGGTATCTCTACAGGTATGAGCTACTACACCCAAGAGCAGAGTGTTGATCGCTTCATCCACACCATCATGGTTCCAGGCAACACGGTCTTTGACGACATGGCCATCCCGTTTGAAGAAGCAAAAGAAGCTGCATTAATGCTGAATGCGCTGGCTGACAAACTCGAAGCGAAGCCGATTAGCGATTCCGAATTGGTGCAGGAGCTGCGCCGCGTGATGAATAAAATCTACGTTGCCTGCATGATGACCTACCGCCTGGCTGATTTTCTCGGTATCGATATTGTTGAGCTGGTGGCAGAAATCCATCGTTCCAACATGACCAAGCTGTGGCCGGCTGACGCCGAAGAGCGTCGTGTGGCGGTAGAGAATTGCAAATACGACAAGGAAGATCTGGGCTTCCGCCACGCTGAAGGGACTGACATGATGATTGGCTTCAGAGTTTCTGATGGCAAGATCCTCAAATCCCCAACCTACAGCGATGTGGATCTGACTCGCTTTGTTGAGAAGGCGAAAGCCTCATCTCTTTACGAGATGGTAAAAAAATAATTGTAAGTATCTACTTATCATTATATATTGCCTGGGCGTGTTTTATTGTCCAAGTTCTTAATTGCTCATTGCAATGGTGGCCTAAGAGCCACCATTTTTTTTACTCCCCTCCTAGCCTTACACACTTCTGACAGATAAACTTGTATAAAATAATATGTATGTACTTACTTATCTTGTGTGAGGTTGATTTTGTCTACCCTACTGAATCGAGACTTTACGAACGGTCAGTTTGCCAGTGGTTCGTATGCCAAAGTGGTTGAAACGGTGCTCAACACTGGCGTTCACGCGGGTGATCGCACCGGAACCGGCACAAAAAGCGTTTCATATGTCCCTTCCTACTACATGCTGACGGGCGGCTCTGTTCCACTTATCTCCGGAAAAGCCGTCAACCTGAAGTCGTTACTGATTGAGCTGGAGTGGTATCTCAAAGGAACGGGCAACATCCAGTTCCTGAAAGACAATGGCGTCAAAATCTGGGATGCCTGGGCTGATGAAAATGGCGATTTAGGCCCGGTCTATGGCAAACAATGGCGTCGGTGGGAAGATACCCGCATCGTGAGCCATAGCGAGTATTTGAGCAAAATCGACACGTTCCGTGAGCGCGGGTACAAGGTCGAGGGGTATCTGGGCGTAAGTGAAGATCGCGTTGTGTTGTCCCGTGAAATCGACCAGCTACAGCGTATCGTTCACACGCTTCGCACCAACCCGACAGATCGTCGCATCCTGCTGAATGCCTGGAATGTTGGCGAACTGGAAGATATGAAGCTGCCGCCATGCCATTTCGTGTTTTCACTGTGGAGTCGCGAGCTGGACTTTGAGACCCGACTGACTATGGCCACCGACATTGGCATCCAGCACAACCGCCACGGCCACGAGTCCATTTACACCCAGATGCTGTGTCTTCTGGAAAGAGATGGTGGCATTACTGAGAACATGCTGGACGAGCTGGGCATCCCGAAACGCATTCTGAACTCATGCCTGGTTCAACGCAGCGTCGATACCTTTGTTGGTATGCCGTTCAACATCGCCGGTTACGGCATTCTCACCCACTTCCTCGCGAAGATCACCGGCCATATGGCTGGCGCATTCGTGCATTTTGGCTTTGACGTTCATCTCTACGACAACCACATGGAAGGCGTTGAGGAGCTGATGAAGCGCGAGCCGCCCAAAGAGTCCGACCCGGTTGTCATTTTTCCGCATGAATGGGTCGAACTGGACGACTTCAAATGGGAAGGTGTGCAGGTGTGCGGCTACAGCCCTCTTCCGTGGATCAAGGTTCCAGTGGCGGTGTGATATGGCCAGAGGGATGTATGTGTTGTGTGAAATTGAAGGTGTGCTGGCGAGAGCCAGCAATCGCAAAGCAGTGTCTGATGCGGATGCAGGCGCTCTCATTGCCGGTGATGAACTCATCTTTCCCACCAGCCGCATGTTGCGTGGTTTTGCTCGCTCCGGTGCTGAAGTGGTGCTTATCAGTAGTCGTCCGGAAGCGCTCGAAGGCCCAACCAAACGCTGGCTGAAGGACTTCGGCATTGATTATGACTGGCTCCACCTGGTTCCGCGCGGTGTCAGTTTTGAAACCCATATCAAGCGCACGCTGGCAGAGCACAAAGGCGACTTACTTATCGCCGCACTGGTTCATGATCCGCGTCTGCGTTCTGCGCTGGCAGATTCTCACCAGCGACCAACCATCTATGAGGTAAGCCAATGAAGATGATTGCAGCTGTCGGCCGCAACTATGAAATCGGCATTGGCAACGAACTTCCCTGGCGTTGCCCGACCGATCTGAAACTGTTCAAACAACTCACCAAAAACGCCACTGTCGTGATGGGACGCAAGACGATGGAAAGTCTCAAGCGCCCGCTGCCAGAGCGCCATAACCTCGTTTTGACGCGCTCTCGTGGGTATATCCCCAATGGGTTCTACCCCGCTGGCATCGATGACGTTTTGAGACTGCCAGATCCGGTATGGGTGATTGGTGGCGGGCAGATTTACTCGCTCTTTATGCCACACGTAGAAGAGATCTGGCTGTCGCATATTGGCGTGGATGTGCCGGGCGCGGATGCGTTCTTCCCGGCGCCAATGATGCGTTCTTTAGGGTTCGTACCAGTCGAAACTGCTTATACCCAACGTGCAAATGAGGATGAGCCTGGCTTTTTGCAGATCGTATACAGAAGGTCGTAATGGATTACCGGATTGGAATCACTGGCGCACAGGGCAGTGGAAAAACAACCCTGGCAAAATACATCGATGCGCATTATGGCATTCCGTATGTGGATGCCGGTGTTGGCAAGCTGATGAGCAGTCTGGGGGTGAAGGTTGGCGAGCGTTTGCCTCTTTACGAACGTCTTCAGGTTCAGATGGAGATTGCCAGACACATCGAGATGATCACCCGCGGCGTTGAAGGTTTTGTCATCGACCGCACGCCAGCCGATGTCATGGCTTATACGCTTGACCTGGTCGGCCAGACCAACGAAGACCGCTGCATCGAGCTGGCTCTCGACATTGAGCAGTTTTGCCACAAAGCGGCCATTTCCAACTTCAATGCTATAGCGGGACTTCGCCCGGGCGTTGAGCTTTCCAGCAAAGATCTCGCGCGTCCCCAGCGAGGATCGCTTGACCGTCTCTATGTTGCTCGCATCGATGCACTTATGTGCGGTGAGCTGACGAAAATCAACACGCTTCCCCAAACCGGCGATCTGCAGGTGTTCGTTATCTCTGAAAAGTGCCGCACGGTTGAAGCGCGAGCCAGATCGGTATTGCGAGTGCTGGACAGAGCCGCTGAAAACATCGAGCGCCGTATAACAGGACGAGTGACCTTCCACTGAATATTGCTCCCCTGTTGGGCAGTGTGACAATAAGACACGCGAAATGAATCGAGGAAAAACAGAATGATAGATGAACTTCCCCTCTCGGATGAATTAGATCGTAAAGCGATTGAAGCACTGATCCGCATTGCTGACGAACAATCCCGCTCTTTGATGAGTGAACGTGAAGCACGTCTGGCTATCCGCGCAGTGTTTGAGTCCGTTCAAGGGCTTGTTGGGGAAGAGGTTGGCGAAGCCATCAATGTGGCGATGTCGCAGTTCAATGGCGGCACCAAGCGCCCTCTGTTTCCTATGCACCTCAAACTCTCAGGCGGTACGGTTTTGTACGTGTCCGTCTGCCTGGAGACCAACCAAATCCAGATCCTCAACACATCAACGGGCGAATGGCGCGAGCCGGTCGTCTGCGAAAGTGGCGAGGACGCACTGAAAAAGGCTGCTCAGTTTGTGCGTGGCGCACTGCTGAAAGGCGCGAAGAAGCTGTAAGGAGTACCAATGACCACGATTGTCGGTGGCGTCGATATTGAGTCCACAGGGCTGGACTTCACATCCGGCCACAAAATTATCGAAATCGCGATAACCCGTTATGAACTGGAAACCCAGAAGCACATCGACAGCCTTGAGATGCGCTTCAACCCGCGTCGCAGTATCGATCCGAAGGCGCAGGCGGTGCATGGCATTTCACTGGAAGATCTGGCGACGGAACCGCTACTGGCTGACCACGCAGGCAAGATTGCTGCATATATGGGTGCATGTAGCGCGTTAGTTGCCCATAACGGAGAGGCTTTTGACCTTCCGTTCATTCGCCACGAGTTCGGCAGCTATGGGGTGAAATTGCCAAATATCCCCATCGTAGACACTATGCTAGATGGGTTGTGGGCTACCGAGGATGGGAAGCGTCCACGTCTGGAAGAGCTGGCCTTTTCACTTGGGTTCACTTACGACCGTGATAAGGCCCATAGTGCTCTCTATGATACCGAGCTGATGATGCAGTGTTTCTTCAAAGCTCGGGAAAAATATGGTTTTTTCGACTTTTAATATAATTAACGGTGCAATTTATTGCACCGTTTAACTTTTTAGAATGAAACTTTTGCCTTCAGTAACTTGGCTGCCATTTCAAAATCAATTTCACCGGTTTTAGACTCAGTTGCAAGCTTGTATAGAACCAGAACGTATGTATCGCCTAGAACTTTTGTGATTGCACTTGCCGTTGTTGCAGATATTGCCCCTCCAACAAGGCTCCCTACACCAGGTATCATCTTTAATAGCCCTGTGACAATTGTTCGTCCTACAAAAACTGCACCACCAGCACCTATTAAAGACGTTACCATTGTTGTTAAGGCCACTTTAGATACATCCATTCCAAAGGTGTAACTGATTTTTGCAATCATTGCGACTTGAATTGGCACTAAGGTAAATGCATCTGAAAATGGGACTGGTGTTGCTGCGGCCGCAGCTGCGATGGCCGTTGCGGCAATAACTTCTTTACTGGCTTGCTCCTTTTTTATATCCAATGCTTTCTTGTTTTTAATTGAAAGAGCATTGGAAAATGCCTTTTTTTGTGCTTCTGGAATAACCTCATACGAGGTTTGGATCAAATCATCTATGCCTCTAACCTTTCTTTTACCTATGATCTCATCCGGTTCATCTTCATCATAAATTGTTTCTTCAATAGCACGAGTCAGACATACGGAATGGCTATAGTTTTTAAATGCGACCTCAACCTCTTTCGCAAATTCATTGTTTGTGAAATTATTTGTTTTTGTTAGTACTACTATGACTGGTATCCCTTTGTTTATCAGGAATTTAGCTATATCCAATTCCGCATTTTCATAACGTTTACCGGTGTCATTAATACATAGCCAAGCGAGATGGACATAATTCTCTGATTTTTCACTATTGTTATGTTCATTTATATAGTTTTCAATTTTTAATCTGGTTTTCTCGTAATCCGCAACTTCAAGTCCCTGAGTATCAATGATTTGTAATGGGACGCCTTCTTTCTTAATTACATTTATATTTTCTGTTACGGGGCGCCCTACTCCAGTTCTCGCAAAGTCTCCACGAAATACACTATTAATGAGAGAACTTTTTCCTACACCAGTCTTTCCTATCACGATGATGTTAGCTATGGGCATATCTTTTACTGCATCGTTCAAAATGGCATTTACATCAATGTTCACATTAATCACTCCTTTAGCAGAATCCTCTCATCATAGCGGCTGATTTTACATTTGGAAATCATATGAGGTTTGGATGAAAAAAAAATCTTCAAAAGCGTGAGGTAATTTATTGTAATTACCTGAATTTATTCGTTTTCTACCTGATAGGTTTTGCCAGAATACGCTCAACACAAACGCGGAAACGCACCAACGAAAACATAAGGAGTTAAAAATGAGCGCAGTTACCAACACTGTTAAAAACGATGACCTGGATGAACTGACAGCAATGCTGCAATCTCTCGACGAACCAGTTCAGAACGCTGCGAAAACGAGCGGTGTCGACGAGATCGACGATCTTCTCTCTGGTCTGGACGATGCAATCGCAAAACCAGTCGAGGCGGTGGCGGATGAGGTCATGAATGCCTGCTCTACCGGCGATCTGAGTAGCGTTCTGGAAGAGCTTGAGATTGAGCACGAATCGGTGAAGGTTGAGGAACCAGAACGTGACCTTATTGCGGAGGTGGTGAACGAGCCAGTGCCTGAACTTGACGCTCGAAGTACTGAGACTACCGGTACAGATCCAACTCCTTTACCTTCAGTGGAGTCAGAGCCTAAACCTGAAGAAGAGCAGCCAAAACGCCAGAAGGCAAAATCAGAGCGTGCGCCGGCCAAACCTCGCTTCACGCTGGAAGGCAAGGACGAATCGTTCTATGCGACAGCCGGTCTGGAAAGTGAGAGCTTTACTGCCGCATTTGAAGGAGCGCCAGTCAAAGCGAAAGACAAGATCTTAAACCTTTTGAACTGGTTTAGTGGTGGGCCGGAAATCAGCGTCTACACGGTAATCGCAATGCGCCACATCCTTGACGCGAACACAGCGACCAGCAATAGCATTAAACTGTCGCTAATGAGCAACCCGGAGAAACCATACCCGCTCAACACGGCTTCGACTCAGGCTGGCCAGATGATGGCTGTGTTTCCAGCCACTGGCATCGCCACCAGGGAAGGTGGAAATCTAACCCTTAATAAAGAGTCGCCGATCGTCAAAAAATTCATAGCGGAGTATTCCATTGGATGATGTTCCCCTACCCGATCTAAAGCCCCCTGAGAGCTTTAGGACGCTGGGTAAGCTCGTTGCATACCCAGCATCGATAAAACGCGCCAGAGAGCTTCCCGTTTGCGAATCTGGCGCGTTCTTCTTTGTTTGCTATCCGTTGGATTAAATGAAAAAATAGGTAAGTATTTACCTATCAAAGCAAGGTAATGATCGCAGCCGAAAAAATCAAAAAGCGAGAGCGTGATGCCTCTCTTCGCGACCTTTGGCGCACACCGCAGTGGTTGTTTGTCGCCATCCAACGTTACATAGGCGTAAAGTTCGATGTGGACGTCGCCTGCAACAAAGATAATGCTCTCCTGCCGAACTTTATCGGTGTTGAGCGTGATGCGCTCAAGTGCAGCTGGGGAGAACCTGGCACTGTGGCGTTCCTTAACCCGCCCTACTCCAAAATCACCCCCTGGATAGACGCAGCCATTCGCGAGCAGGCGCGTGGAGTGACGACGGTCATGCTGATACCACAATCCCTCGATACGCAGTGGTACGAACGTGCGGCTGAATGCGCCAACGAAACCGTCATCTTGTCTGGCGGCCGCGTGGCGTTCGTTGAGCCGGATGTTGAACTTGGGCTGGTGGAGGTGAACATCAACCCTGGTGGCAGCATGTTGCTTATCTTCCGTGGCTACTGTCAGGAAGCTGGGCACACCATCAGCAAGATACCGCTGGCGGTGATGAAAAAGCTGGGTGGTTATGATCCTGCCAATGTTGTCAGGAAGAAGAGACCACGTAAAAAGGCAGCGTAAACACCAGTCTGGGAGTTAGTTTGAGAACCTGCTTCCGTATATATAAATAACTAAGTACTAATTATTAATATATACAGACGCAGGCTTTTTAAGACGTGATTTCCAAACAACTCCCAGACCGTTTTACACCTCCAGAACCCACTGGAGTCCCTCTCCAGACGCTCTAGAATCGATTTTATGAACCACAGTAAGGAAAACTATCATGGTATACCCGACGAACGTCGTAGCGCTCGTTGAGAGCGATTTTCTGGCCAAAGTGCGCGACATGATGAAAGATCGCGATAAGGCTTTCAGTCTCTACGAATGGTCGCTCAAATGTCTTCATTCAGGCGAGCACAAAGAGCTGGTGGAGCAGCTGTTAGGGGAACTCATCAATGAGGTGTTTGCCCTGAACGTCCAGCTTCATGGTCGAGAAAATAATCAATCGAAATAATCGGTAAGTACTTACCATTTAAAACGCAGATCGCCAGTGATAAAATCTACCCGCTTTCCGGATTGATTCCGGCAGCTCGACCTGATGGGTGGGGGATAGCGTCACTGGCGTCAGGTTTAAAAAAAGCTCACTACCAGCGTAGAACCGGCACCGTTTAGGGGTTGGGGAAGGGGGAACCAAAGTGAGCAGAGAGAAGGGTCACTTTATGATTGTCGAGTCTGGAGTGTTTCGAGAGGTTGAATCCAGTACTCCCCTTCATAAAGTGTGGGAAGATCTCGGTTCTGGGGTGCTGTCATCCATAACTTCCCAAGCCTAAGCTGGCAGTAGACTTAGGTCATAACTTTTCAGGTTATGTAACGACCAGGTTGGTGAGGAAATTTTGTACTCACCTCCTTGGGAGAGTATTACCTGAAAAGACAACCTCTCACTTCGTTCGAGGTGAACTTCACTCACTTCGTTCGTTCAGTTCAGGTTTTATTAAAACCTGTTCTGGGAAGTAGGTTTTTCTTTTCTAAAAAATTTTTAATATTTACGCGCACGCGTGCGCACACGCGCGAGGGGAAAAAAATCGTCGCGGCGCGCGATTCTGGAGCCAAAATGACGACCAAGACCCCAGCCCGGCAACAAACTGGCTGCCGCCAAAAGTCCAAAGCCAGACACCAAACCCACCAGCAATCCAGTACCAACTTCAAAACCCCCGTAGTCGAGTTCAATCCCCAGCTCAAAACCGTAAAAGTATTCAGTGATGGCTCTTGCCTCAAAAATCCGGGCGGGCCGGGCGGTTACGGCATCGTTCTCCAGTATCGAGGCGAAGAGCGCGAGCTTTCTGAGGGTTTCCACAGCACGACCAACAATCGGATGGAGATGATGGGCGCCCTGATTGCGCTGGAGCGTCTGAAGTACCCCTGCAATGTGATCCTGCATTCCGACAGCCAGTATCTTAAAAACGGCATGACGCTCTGGATGAAAGGCTGGAAGCGTAACGGATGGATCACGTCTGAGAAGAAGCCAGTCAAAAACGTCGATCTCTGGAAACGTCTCGATGCGGCCGCCAGCCGTCACAATGTCCGCTGGAAGTGGGTTAAAGGTCATGCCGGTCATCGCGAGAACGAAATGTGTGACCGCCTGGCGAAGATCGCCGCCTACTCCGCAGCTGATATGCCTCACAAGCGTGACATTGGATTTTTGTCACAAAATGATAGGTAGGTATTTACCTATCATTTTAAATCAGGTATCTTACCGTTCGTCAGGATGACGAAGTACCGGTTAGGTACTGTTCCAGGATGGAACGCTAAAAGGCGGCTGGCTTGGCCAGCCGCAACTCTTTCTGACACTGAATGGAATCCAAATGGCACGTCAAACGCCTTTCACTTCTTTCAATAAACGTCCCCGTTCAATTCGCCTGGTTCTGGCCGAGCTGTTTAGCGGTCGTGTTTCTGCACGCCTTGCGGAACTGGAAGAACGAGTGTTTGAGCTGGAGAAGCGCATTGATGCGCAAGCTACCGCCATAGCAAATCTGGGTGCGACAGTAGGCATGGGGAAGGTGCGTGATTCCGTCGCCTCTCGTGTGTTGCGTGAATCCCAAGCACACAAGGACAGTTCTCATGGAAAATTTTCAACGAAATCGACTGAAGCCAATGGCCTACGGAGTAATTTTAGCAACCCTGGCAGCGGTAGCCGTACCAGCCGGTCAGAGTCTGTTGATACCGGACACAACTACTTCCACCACAACCTTGCAGACGACACCCCTGCCAGAACGACCTCCTGTCTCTCTGGATGGGATGCTGCTGGACACGATTCTAGCTCGACCTGCAACTCCGGATCTTCCTTCTGCTGTGACTGACGCTATTGCATGAAATGGAGCTTCCTCAATACCCTAATAATATGGATTGAATATTGTATTTTACTTATGACGGCTGGACTTTGTAATTTGTTTTTTATTGAGTTTTCATCTTCGTAAAACTTTCGATAAAAACGCAGGCTAATAAGATATTATAGCCTGCGTTGTGATTTACTTACACTTGTTATTTAAATAGCTTCTAATATATAGATCAAGCAACTTGCTTAGCTGTTTGTTAACTTCATCATGTTTTTGAGGGCTACGCATTTTAGAAAGATGTCGCTCAAGAAATTTTGAAGGCAACTTTATAACCAATTTGTTATGGTTGTCATAAAGTTCTTTTACCCAGATTAGCTCTTTATGTTTTTCTAAGTTTTCAGAGTGATCCCTATTTATAATGAAAGCTAGCCTACCATAATCTTTAAATAAATATGAATTTACTTGTCTATATTCATCAGCACCTAACGTTTTGTAGTTTTTGATTTCGAATACAACTTGTCGAGATTGGTAATCAGTCAATATCCTTTTCCAGACAGGTGTGTCGGCAAGGTTTGTTGCAATAATGTCTCGCTGCTGTAGACCATTTTTGTTTGAATGGAGTTCAATATTGGTCAAATTCGTCGCAAACAATATTTTAATAGCTTTCAAAGCCCATGCTTCAAAATCAACAGCCCCTTCCTTACCTTCTGGGATATTATTTAATTCTTGAAGAAGAGCACCGATCCGTTGTTTTCGTTGTTCTTCTGATACGGAGCTAACTTCGATATCGTATTCATCGTGGATATCGTCAGCTGTTTCAGGAGTAATGTCTGACTCATGTACACTTAATGCAAGCCAATAGCAAGGATGTAGCAGAAGCTTGGAGCCTGGTGTAAACTCTTTTTCTGGTTCTTTTCCATCATGACAAAACACATATGATGAGGACTGCTGATTGTATAATCCAAAAAAACCAACACTATACAAACGTTGGATCACCTGAACAGGACCTTCAAACAAAAGGATGTCCTGTAATTTCATTTTGTCATTAACTTCTTTTATATCAAATGCTTGGCTTATTATTTCAGAGGCTTCCGCGATGGTAAAATCTGGTCTTTTATTGCCAAAAAGCGATGTAAATATATCTAGTGCAGGGAATACATTTTCATATTCTTTTAGTAAGTCGTTAAGCCTGTTTTGAGATATTGTGTTTGCAGTGGCTTTTATGTCATCAATTATTATTTTTGTGCGATCGTGAGTTGCGGCCCTCAGGAAAGCATCATTTAATAATACCAAGATATCTCTCGGTCTATATAATGTAAGCTTAAGTGCTTCTTTAAAACCCGTATTTGACTGTAATTCATTAGCGGTGTACGCATTCCAAACTCGCGTGTTATTTTCTATGGTTGAGTTAAATGCAACTCTCATTCTGTTACAAACCAAATTGAAGAGATTGTATTCGTCCCAATGTAATCTTAATACCTGTCCTTCAATGTTTCTGGTAAAATCAGGGTCCATTTTAGATATGGCTCTATGGATATTGTCTCTAACGAAAGCAAATGCGATAACTTTTTCTTGCAAATTTTGTTTTATATCAATAACAGACTGAATGAAACCGTCAACGATAGCAACCCCTAAATCATCTGGAGTGTATCCTTCATCTAGCCTGTCAGCAAAAATAACGAATTGATGGTTTGATTTTGAAATAGCTTCGAATAAAACCTCTTCTAGTAAATCTAATTCAAAATTATCTGATAAATCTGATATTCTTGTAGCCGGTTTAACATCTTTTCCAGTATCAAGGATAGATATTAATTTTTTCCTTATTTTACCACTTATGTTTTGTCTTTTAGCTCCCCAAGATAATAAGTGTTTCTCTACACTTTTATAGTCTAGATCATTTTTCATCTTATAGTGGCTTGCTATTTCGGAAAGTAATTCCATATAAATCGCATAGCGCCAAGCTAGTTTGCTTCCGGCTTTAATATGCAAATAATTTTCACCGAAAAGTGAGACAACATCTCTTAGACCAATAATTTGTTCTTCAATAGGGCTAATGGTCATCACATGCGTTTTAGGTTTTGCGTGCCAATGTTTTGACAGCATATGCACTAATGCACTTTTGCCAGTGCCTCTGCGACCTACAACTATGCATCGATCATACGACTCTAAAAGAGCTTTATAATCAGTTGTTTGCCAGAATGAGGCTTCAAGCATTTTGGCATCGTGTTCTGCTCTGATATCCCCTAGAACGTTACCTTTCATGTATTACCCTTTTAGCGTTAAAAGGAGGGGGCAATGGCCTTTGTAGACTTGAGTTCCATTTGCCTGATGCCATCCTCATCAAACTTCTTCCGTTTTCCCGAAGAGGGGGGAGATTAATGTATCATTTTTAACGGGTTACACAAGAATATGACTTCTTAATCTAGGAGCTGAGCGTTCTTCAGGAAAAAAATAAGCATGAATGACAGCGGTTGTAGCCTTAGATTTTAAGGTGGTTACGTTCTTAATTTATTGAATTACCAATTAACTTTGAACACTATCAATTTAGCGTCTCTAAGCGTCTCTACAACCCCTGTGAATACTGCTTTTACGCCTTTTCAACTTTGGGAAAATAACACCAATAAGAAAACAATTTGTTTAATGGTGTGATCATGAATACAGCCCTTTCCATCATTGACGCTATCACCCCAAACACTGATATCGACTACCGGCAGGAAATGAACGTCATCCACGAAATTGTGGCCGAGTGCGAGAAAGAGATCGCATTCATGCATCAGGTTCACGACTTCGTTTATGGCGACGAACGCCACAACATGATTAACCGCCTGCTGCGACTCAACCACCGGCCGGATGACGAGCGCACACGCTTTAACAGAGCCTGGCTGGACAAAGTCGACCTGGAATGGGTGAAACAGAATATCTGGGCCGAGTACTGGAAGAAGGTCACGGATATGACAAACGTTCTGCTGATCATGCCAGCTTCCCGCCGCGACGAGTGGCGTGAGCAGTTCATCGAGGGCAAGCAGGAGACCATCAAAACAGACAGAACCGGCTACCAGATGAAGGTGAAGGAGTTCGTTGGTGTGCCGGAGTTCAAAGCAGAAACGGTCATCCCAACGATGCTCAATCTGCTGAATGACAGGCACAAATATCTCTCTGAGCGCGTGTATGGCTTGTTTAAAGCGCTGAGTCCTGCCCACAAGACCAATAAGACGAACGGCTTTAGCGAGCGTCTGATCATCGCCAACTGCATTTCCGAGTTCTGGCGGGACAGCGTCAGCGTGAACTACCGGAAAGAGGACTACATCGACGACCTGCGCGTCATGCTTCATTTCTTCGCACACAAAGAGTTCATCACCATCAACCGCACAACTGAGATGCTATCAGCTGCGTACCGGGCAAACGACTGCCAGACCGGTGACTGGATGAATGTCGACGGAAACCTGATGCGCGTGAAGATGTTCAAGAACGGCAACGTTCACTTTGAAATACATCCTGACGTGGCCTGGAAGCTGAATGAGGTGCTGGCTTACAGTATGCCTGCAGCAATCCCGGCGCCATGCCGTACTGCACCCAAAATACGGGCACCAAAAGAGTTCGGGTTAATCCAGAAGACGATCTCCGAGCCGGTTCGTACCGCGCTGCGCGACGGGCGATTCAGCAAAGACAAAGGCGTCTGGTACTTCTCTGATTCCAACCTACAGAAGTCACAGGTGGAAGAGCTTGAGCGCACACTGAACTTCATTGGCGGCGTGCAGGAGAAAAAGCACTGGCAGTTCCCGTATGAGATCGGCCATACGCTCAATACGATTGTGGCCACCGGCTTAATACCGGATACAAAATCACACCAGTTCTACCCTACCCCACGTTTGATAGCGGAGTACGTTGCCAGAGCCATCGAGCTGAAGCCAGGTGAGAAGCTGCTGGAGCCTGAAGCCGGGCGCGGAGATCTGTTGGCCTGCATCGACGCCAATCCGGAAGACGTTACCTGCATAGAAGTCGCACCTCTCTTCGCTGATATCCTGCTTGGCAAGGGGTACACAAATACGGTCTGCTGTGACTTCATGAAGTGGTCTGAGGACAACGCAGGCTATCAGTTCGACAAAATCGTCATGAACCCGCCCTACTCTCTTGGCCGTCACAGAGAGCATACGCTGGCCGCGCTGGAGCATCTTAAAGTCGGCGGGCGCCTTGTTGCTGTTTTGCCGGGGGACTCACCAACCCTGAACTGGATGATGCTGGAGAATTTCGTCTACGCCAAAGGTAAGTCGTTCACAGGCGAGTTTGATGACACGGGGATAACTGTCAGTGTGTATGTCTTCAAACGCATAAAATAATAGGTAACCACATACTTTTTTTATGTAAGAATAATGACGCGATACTTAGAGGGAAAAACACATGGAAAGCAGGAATAAAGCCACTTCTATGGATATACAGGCTGTATCACCGATGAACACGGGGACTCCTTTCAGATTTTGCCTTCAGGGCAACAACCCAACCGCTGTGGGCACGATTATTGTCGATAAGGGTAAGGTCTCATTTGAAGGCGACGCCGACGAATCAGCGCTGATTTTTATTGAGTACCTGGTGCGTCGAAACAGTCAGCAGTGGGCAGAGCTGGAGAAGCGCGCCAGACATTATGATGAGTTTATGCATGTCATAGAGGCTGCGCGCGCCGCTCTTGCTGCTGGCACTCCTGTAGATCTGGAGTCGTTGTTTAACGGAGAGCTGGCCTCTGCCATGTTCGCCACCATGTTCGCCGGCGAATTTGTTCGACACGGTGCAAAAAACTATCTGGAATTGAACTACGACGTTCCTGAACTTGGATGTTTCCCGGTTACGACTCAACGTAAGGATGGCAAAACGCCAGGCGAGCGCATCGCAGAGCTTGAGGCTGTAGTCGACCAACGCAATGGAGAATGCGTGCGGCTTATGAAAGAGCGTGACGAACTGCTCAGTGATCAGTTAACCAAAGGCTCAAACATTCGCGCGGCAGCCGACGTTTACTATCAACTCATGGAAGAGTGCCAAATACCGCCAGGCGGATCTCTCGTTGAGTATGTGCGTGAGCTTGAAGAACAGGTCAAGACACTGCAGCGGCAAAACCCACACGCCACCGAATCATGATGAGGTCGTAACTGGTTTCACCAATTTAAGGCTATTGATATAGCCTTAAATAATTTGTTTTCACCAACAAGTTATTATCCCCGCTGTCAAACTTGACTGCATTTCATCAAAGAGTGACTGTTTAAATATACAGTATTTTGGGATGATAAAATGGGCGGAAAAGACACCAGTTATCAGATCGTCTACAGAGGCGAGACACTTAAACATTTCAAACCTGGCCAGTGCGTCTTTTTCCAGCGAGAGAGAGTATGGTGGCGGCTATTGGTTGGGCAAGACTCATGTGGACGGTTTTGAGTGCCTGCAACGATTAACATCATTGGTAATCACGGAAAGTAAGATGTCTTAATACTTGCATATCTTTAACAGAAAATTCATGTAGTCGATGACTATGATGGTCATCGCCTTTAATGAAATATTTACGTCCCAAAATCCCGTTCTAACCGCGAGTAAAATATCCGGCGTGGGGCATCATGGAACAACGGCTGAAATTATCCCGCATTACGCTGGCGCCAGCTTAGCCTTGGCCACCAGATTGAAGGGAGTTTCCGCTATTGATTTCTGAAGAACGCGGTCCTTGAAAGGGTCATTTGCGTCTGGCAGTCGACCATTTTCTTGACTTCAGCATCTGTTCCCTGCATTGAAACTTTGCCGCACATAGCGTCCTTAGTTTTGATCCACTGGCGCTGAGAAGGCAGCAACTCTTTTTTCTTCTCTGGTGTTAATGTGCTCCAAGCGGTATTCAAATCAGAGTCAGCATTCGCAAAAGCCATTCGGGACTGATCAAGGTTGTCAGCTTTTTGTTGCTGAGGCTGCTGGTAGGATTGTTGTTGAATGGTTTGCTGAACCTGCTGCTCCGCCTCATATTTATCCTGTTGCTGCGCCCTGAGTTGTGCTTGTTGTTCCGCTTCAATTTGACTTCGCTGGGCATCCTTAGCCTGCTGGATTTTTTGCTGCTCAACGATCGGGTTGATGATGGAAAGCGATGTCAGTGCAGCGGCACCCACTGATATTGGGTTGTTAGAAGTAGCTTTCACAAAAACGTTTTTCTGATCGTCGGTTGCCTGTGCGGTGTAGGAGATGCGTTTTGAAAAGGCGTTTGCGTTGTTATCCAAAGACAGGCTTTCCATTTGCTTGTCGAGATTACGGTTAAAGTTCTTTCTGTAAGCATCAGAAAGCTGTGCGTACTCGTTCGCAGGTAGGGTCATCGTCACGGTCCCTTCACAAGTTTTCATTGTGCTGCCCGTGTCACTTGAAGTTGTGGAGATTTCAGAGATGGTCAGTTTAATCTTGTCCAAAGCGCTTCGTTTGGTCTGATTAGTGACGTCAGGGTATTTGTCGACCTGTTCAGAGAGACCTTCATAAGCAGATTTTTTTATTAAATCCATGAGAGCTGACTGGGTCATTTCAGAGGAACAACCGATCACGTCTTTTTTGTTATCACAGCCTGTAATGGCAACGGCGAGTAAGAGTGCTGAGTATTTTAATCTCATAAGTTCCCTTTAGAGTAAGGATTGGCTTTTAAGAGGCAGTCTGTAATCAGTCTGGAGGGCTACAGCAAACAGCGCTGAACACTGAACGCATCACAAGCAAGAACCAAGGTGATATCGGTAAAGAGTGTGGAATCTTTAATTTAACTGATGAGAACGGTATGCACAAGGTTCAGTATCGATTATCCCGACGCAGGAAACCTGCAAGGCAGGTTTTGCTGCTGAACTTAAAAAAAGCTAGGTAAAGTCGGTGCTGGCGTACCATTTATGACCTTTCACCTCCGCGGTGCACGAAAAAAATTTCGCAGAAATTCGTTCTTGGCTCATGTGTTCTGCTCCCTTCAAATTAATGCAGACCAAACTTAGCAACTTCCGCTCCTGGCACGAAGTGGACATTTCAACTTTGCCCTGCCCCTAACATCTGAACTTAGCTTTGACACTATGCGCCTGATTATCTCTATGACAGTATCGAGGCAGCCGCACTGCTTCAAACAAAATGTTTTCTACCTATTCTTATCTCTGATAATAACTAAAATAAGAAAACAACTAGTTAAGAGATTTAAGTAATATTGAAAATTACTGAAGCCTACAAGACAGCTATTATCAGCACTGCGCACGTTACCGCGGAAGACTTTGAACAACTGCCAATTGCCTGTTTTGACCCAATCACCGATCGCGGACTGAACTGGGCACACGGCACAGAATATGATTGGATTGTTCGTGCCGGAATGCGTGACAATAGCTGGGCAGATGAACTGCGTACATTCAACATCTCCGAAGCGGCGATCGCCAATATCAAGATGATACTGGATGCCGCTTACGACGTGGTTCCTGTTGATCGTGATGCCGAGCTGGGTAAGCTACCTGATCATCTCCTTATAGCCACCGTATTTGACAACATACCAGCTGAGTTAAAGGCACTGGCCAATGAGTGGGGATGGATACGGAAGTTAGAGAGCAGCTCTATGCGATAGCCTGGCGGATAGTTAACGCGCAGCCATAGCCTGCAACACGTTGACATTGGCGGTCACTAATTGAGGATTTCTATAAGAACTCGTTGATCGCCCCTCTTCCCTACTCTCCAACTTCATACACTCCAGGCGTGGCAAGGCTTTTACGCACATAACACCCACAAGAAAACAAATAAATAACACATCAATGAAAAGTCAACGCTTTACCCTGATTTGGTCCAAAAAGTTGACGTTTTGCCATGCCACTTCTTATATCCGTTAAGCAGCGTACCAGAGACCAACACCCTGCGACGAAAACGCCAAAAACGACTCCTGATACCACCACAAAACAGACACGCTCAGAATCGCTCTCGTTGCGTTTAATGAGCATATAAACAAATTGTTTTAGGCGATAATAAAACAACAAAACAAGATAACGAAGAAAAGGAACTGCCATTACCCCACACCCAGGCAATACCCACCTCTTCCTGCCAGGCTACCGAAAAGACCAACCTCTTTGCCCCAGGCTACCGACCCCATGAAACAAATCTCGACCACCATTGAATAGCGACGAGAGAAAGGCAATTTCTCTGAACGCCATTCCCCAATACACGGAAGAGAATACCCGGGAAGAAACTCCAGACAAGATCAGGTCAGAACAGTCTCCCGGCGCCATCTCGTTTACCCACTCTTACCCCGAAAGAAAACGCAAATTCCTGATAAGTAGGGAACGCCATTACTTCACATGCGGAGAACGACAACAGACCAGAAACCACATCACCCACACTTCCACCTCTCAAGGTAAACGAAAGGAAAAGCGCACACGCCATCACTCCATACACAGAGAAGAACTATCCCCAAAACGAAGAATACAGACCAGAGGAAAACCACAAGACAACCACCTCTACAACATCTGCAAAACCACTTACCGGCAGAGAGAAGAAAGTCGCCTTTTCTCCCATACGAATGGTCACCGTATAGAGCGCTAATAAGAGAGATACGAGTCCCCATAAGAGAGGTTATTCGAGTCAGGAAAGAACACAGATATAAGAGAGAGAGGATGGAGGGGGATCGCTCCCTTTCCCGTATTTATTCAAGTCCTGATTTTATCCCCCGTAACATCCCTGCGGTCGAATGAGTGAAAGGGCCACCGCGAAAATCTATCGGGAGCGTCCCCGCAGGGGAAAGGCTGGCTACCTGAGTAGAAACGGCTGGAGTTTTTTCGGGAAACGGCTGGGTTCCCGTCATGGAAAGGGGGCGTGCCGGTATAGAGACAAAATGCCGCGGGGACGGCTGATTCCCTGGCGGTACACCGTTTGATGCGCGGGTGGCTTTCTTCCCGCTGCGCGCAGTTGCTGATACGTATTCTGCCAGAGCGTTCGAGGGTCACAAGCTGTTTCAGTAGGTTTTCGGGAAGAGGAAAATACTGCCCACCAGCCCTGCGGTGCGCGTTGAGAAGAATAATGTAAAAAGTGCTCCCGATACGTTCCCGGATACTCACTGCTTTTCCAGCGCTTCCCGATACAAAATGCTTTTTCGCCTATGTCTTATTGCGATAATAACACCAACAAGAAAACAAAGGAGTTAATGCAATGTCTGGGTATTACTATTTTACAACTCGTAATGCTGCCAAAACTTCTTTCACTGCTCTCATTACGTCACCAGTAGAGGGGCAGAACGAGTTTTACATCGCGCCAGATTTGTCTAACGTGCTGGCGATGGTTAACACGTATGGGGATGGTGATTTTGGCACTGTTCACGTACACAACACGGAGAAACTCTCCCTGGTAGATTTTGATACCAGTTATGAATATTTAGCCAAAGACTCTGTGAGAATGTCGAAGGAGTACGACAATGGTGCCTCTGGTGACTTTGCCTACACGATGCCAGATGACGCTCGACTGGTTGAAGGCGAGGATGTGACCTTCTTTATGGAATTAGATGCCCTATGAAAAACGCCACCAGCAGGTGGCTTTTGCGTGATTGTGGCCTGCGGCCAGCGGAATGCCGGAACGCTTCGCTTGGTGGCCGTTTTCACAATGGTATTATTTACACCAACAAGAAAACAAGTTGTTTGCGGAGTGTGTAATGAATACCGAGATGATTTTGAAACTGGATAAACTCCAGCCTCGCAAAGACAAACCTGCAGTACTCGGTTCGATCACTTTAATGGACATTGTGGCCAACGGCACAGTCATCCGACTTTTCAAAGAGACCGTTGTCGTCTTCGGCGAAACTTCTCGCAAGCGCATCGTAATGAGCGTCAGGCGCTATAGTGCGAAAGGGTGGGTAGCTAAACAAGTTATCTGGCCTGAGTCAGAACTGGAGTTGGCTTTACTGGAAGTTAACAAGGTCGCCCAGCAGGAAATTCAACGAGCAACAACCCTCGCCATAGCATAGTCATGTGCAACACAGATTAGTCGAATTTACGACAGCCCCGTCGATCCTTCGGGGCTTTTTTGTATTGTAAGTACTTACCTACGGCGATAGTATTACGACGCATTTACATGGAGGTAAAAATGAGTTTGACCAAAGAAGATTTAGTATTTGACCTTTACTACGCATCCAGCACTGACGAAGAAGGCAATAAACTGGCCCAGCTGACCGTTCAGTTCCGTGACGAATCGGCTGTTCCGCATGTGACCACCCAGCTGGCCCGTACAACTCTTAAGCGCGATCGCTCGAAGGCTTATGCCGTCGGCGAGCAATCCGTGAAAAATGGTTCGGACACTCTGCTGGCCGCCATTGAAGCCTATTATCGAACAGACCCGAAGACCATTTTCGAAAACCTGATGGCACAGGTTCAGGATATGATCGAGGGCAATCTGGGCGCCAACAATACCTGGGTTGGTTCTTACGGCATCACCATTGTGTCTGGCGGCTCTCTGGAAGAGTATCTGCCGGAGTCCGTTTACAACGTCCAGTAAAACAGCCAATGGCGCGTAACCCGCGCCATTTTCCCCAACCCGTAAACAAGTTGTTTTATGCCTTTCCTGCGTTGCGATAATAACACCAACAAGAAAACAAGTTATTAACGCAGTGAGGAAACGCACATGAACGATTTCACCATCTCCCCGAAAGCAGAAAACGTATGGCTGGAATCCTGGCTTGACCTGTCGCCGGCCGAGCAGAAAGAAATGGATCACGTCGAACCGGACGAACAAACCAGCTCCCGCTTCTTCCATTATCAGGATAGCGTTTATGACATTGCCGATTTCATGCGCGATGACCGCTTCCCGGAATGGAACGCCGGCTATCCACTGAATGCCTTCGCTATGTTGATGATCCGCTTAACTGATTCAGGCGACACCATCGACATCGGATTACTTCATTGAGAGAGGAGGGCCACCGATGCTGGTGGCTCTTAACTACCACCTGCTTTCCCGCAGGCTAAAAACACCCACCTCTTACCGCCAGGCTACCGAAGCACCCGCCGACTTCCCGACGGCCACCAGCTGCCGAAACAGAACGCTTGGACGCCTCACACCCACTGCGATAATTAAACAAATGAGAAAACAAGTTGTTTAAAGGATTATCACAATGAACTATATCGCCACTGTAAACACTCCCGCGCATGGCACCATCTCTGTCACATACTCCGACATTGAAAAGAACATCCTTGGCGCCTGGCGCGAAGAAGAGACCATCCAGCTGTCCGGGAAAGAGAAGCAGCAGATCGCCAAAGACATCATTTGCAACCGTCGATTCACGCGTGTCTTCGAAAAAGCTTATGTCACCACCTCAGGATTCGGGGTGTTTATCTTCCCGGTTCGAAGCGGGAGGTTCTGTCAGTCAAAACTCATCGAGTTCGCAACACAGATTGCTGTGTGGATCAAAACAGAGTCCGGGTTCGACTTTACAGACCAGGAAGCAACAGCGCAGGGTGTGCGGATCGCCGACAATGCTCTTAAGTGCAAAAACGTCATTTACGAAGCCGGTATCGACTCGTGGAAGGTCACTTGCGGGGAGTTCTTGAAAGAGATGCACGCCAGTAATCGGATTCACATACTGGCTGGCAAGTAAGAGGGGAGGGGGCTGGAAACGCCCCTTTCTTTCCGTCCACCAGTTCCCGCAGGGAAATTCAGGAACGGGCAGAAAGCCATCCGGGCAACCGACGGGAAACGGCCAGAAAATTTTCGGGAAACGGCGGGGGTCGCCTCATGGGAAAAATTTGTATAGAGGGAGACGCCAGAATTGTGGCCAGCTGGTGGACGTAAGCTGTTTTTGCGCCATACGTCCAGCGCTGTGATCTGCGCTGCATTGTTAGCGCGTACACGTTGCGCCAACGTGCTAATGATACGTGAGCGCCCACGGATCGCGCCAATATTGCCGACACGCCCCGAAGGATAGCGCGGATCACGTCACCAGACGATCACGCCCACGACACGACAAAATAAGCCACGCGCTAAAACGCTTTTAAACGCGCTATAACATGTTTTTTACTGTGTGTAATGGGTATGTACTACCACACGTAAAAACACGTTAAATTGGCGCGTTTATGGCGCTTATTTTTGGTGTGAATGAGTGAACGCCAGATAAAAGAAAACGCGCCAACAATGGCGCGTTATGGTGGAGATCCTGAAACGAAAAAAGCGCCCATAGTGGGCGCTGGTGGCTAAATGCTGTTTTGCAACTTTCCGATCATTTCAGACAAGCGCAAATATTCTCTTTTCCGTTTACAGTCTCGCTTGCTGTTAAGCAAATCAGAGAACGTAAAGTTTAGCGCGTCACGCTGGGCGCTTAATTCGTCGATGAGTTCAAGTTTATAAGCGCGATATTTAGCGCGATACTCCGCGCGGATCTGGTCATAGCTAATCATGATTTTTATCCTTAAAACTAGCGCCCATAGTGGGCGCTGAATCCGTCTACTTATGCTTTGAAAGCGTCAGCCAGATAGTTATAAAAATCATTTTTGATAAAGCGATATTGCTGCGATCCGTTTTTGGCAGCGCCCATTCCTTTAATCTTCTCGACCAGTCCCAGACGTTCACACAGATTGATCAGCTGGTTGGCTTGCGTATATCCTGCGTCTAACTTAATTTCATTTGCTTGTTTTGCTTCATTCATCAAATCGAAAACAGCACCATTTGTGAACGTGTCGATCTCATCGTTAATCATATCGATTAAAGCGAATACACGAGATCCGGACATATCAGCGACTGAATACACACATTTACCAGACTTGATAGACTTCACCAGATAAACCAGTTTTTCGAGAGAGTAGCTATTTGTCATCGCTTCGCGGAAAAATACTTCTGGTGTTTGCTTGCTTGCTTTGATCGCGTAGTAGAAGACGCCAGACAGCTTATCGTCGTTTACTGCGTTTACAACGTTATTCACGAAGTATGCGAGTTTAGTAGACGCTGCAAGCATGTTAGCTTTATCTGCTTTGGTGTGCGTGCCATTCTGATAATGTTCGTTGTAAGTCTGTGTAGCTTGATCTGCTTTTAATTGTAATTCGTCAGTGATAACTACAGCAGCATCAATGATGGATTTTTTAGAAATGGTTACGTTAGACATGATTTTAATCCTTATGTAATATTGAAAACTTATTTTGTTTTTCGTCTATCGTCAGCATGTTTGCTTTCGATGTAAGTAATTATCGACATACAAAAAATAAAATCAAGCGTTTTTCGCAAGGGGTGATAAAAAATTTATTTCACAAATAAATCAAAGTCTTAGGAATAAATCGCGTTTTCTCGAAGGTGTTGCCTAAATAAATTCTACATTCGGTGTATTACCCTTATATATTTAGCGCTGACAATACTTTTGGTGATTTAATTTATCGGGGAGTGACCCATAAAATAATAACCGGACATAGCCGGCTATTACCCTTATAGGAATTTACATCTTTTTTGCATAGTTCCTGATTTCTTTTATTATATACTCCCCAAAACGTTCCGAGTTTTCGCATTTGTCTTTCGAAGGCTCATCAAGCCCCAACTTGCATCCCGAAACGATCAGTCCATCTTGATATGCAGCGCCTAAAGCCATGCTTAGCTCTAACATGCACAAATCGTAGTCTTCCGCCTTTGAACACACCTTTGTAGTGACACGTTGAGCTCGTTCAATGCTATTTTCTTGAGAAAATGCGGAAGAGCTAAAAATGAAAGTTAAGAATGTTAATGCTGCTACAATTTTCACATCAATATCCTAAAACGGCAGAATACGTTCAACCCAATCAAACAGGACGATCATTTTTCGCCCGTTCCCCACGGCAAGTGTGACCTGACAAGCATCGACGCCGAGTGACACACCTTCAATTTCGCGGCCGTCCGCCATGTAGACCCTTACTGATTTCTGGTTCTCGTGGGCCTGGCGGCAAATTTTAAAGAAATCACGGCGGGATGGTCGGTTATCAACATAGTCTGGATGTACGGTTACGCGACCAACGAAATCATGGGTGACAGCGTCATTTACACCTGACTCGATAGTGCTGATTCGCTCAAGTGGCAACCTTAGACGATTGTCTTTGTCGAACGGCGCCGGGCACAGATCTACCTTGTTACGGGAGGACATCGTCCCCTGAACGTACATGCAGAACACCTGGCCATCTTCCATCGTGACCTTGACGGGAATTTGCTCCTTGCGCCAGAACATCAACGACGCCTCTACATTTGAGTAATCGCGCGGCCAGACCTCAGCAGGTATCCCGTAGGTGATATCGGTAATGGTATTGGGCATATTTTAAACGCCTCATGTTATGCGATAAAAATTACCAGAAGGTACGAGTCACCATTATCTTCTATTTCCTTAGTTTTGACAGGCGAAAAAGCGTTACCTTGTTGCAAATACTTAGAATTGTTATAGTTTGCAGGCAAGTTTCTATATGGTGAAGAATGATGAACAAGTGCGCATTAATAGCTTTGCTAACCTCCAGTTTACTGGTGGCCGGATGTTCAACCCAGGCGGTCAGGACGAGTGCTGCCGACCCAGTCCCAGCTTCGAGAATACTGTCGACCAAATACAATACGCCCTCAGAGAATACGCAAAAAATCATCGTGAAACGAGACTCTGGCAGTAAGGGCGCGCTTTGTACCAGCCGGCTTTCTGTTGATGGTGAGCCAGTTGCTGATATCAAAACATCTGAGAAGGTTGAGTTAAATCTGCCTTATGGCGAGCATATCCTGTCTGTAGATCTGCAGGGCATGTCTATTATGTGCGGAAAGATGAACACCGAACGAGAAATCATGGTGTCAAAAGATAAGCAAGACGAATATCGGATCGGGGTGACGGTGTCGGCAGAGCTGTTCATCATGAAAACAGCCTATAAATAAATGGTAGAGGAGGGCGAGAGCTTTTTACCCGCGCCCTCCGTAAGTACTCGTTAGAGACGTTTGAGGATATCTTCCAAGTCTTCCTTGGTCATCCCGGAGTTCTCGTAGATCTGCAACACTTTCTGTCTAGCGTTCTCAGCCGCTGCCATCGAGGTCGCGATCTTCTCAAACTCTGCTGTGCTCATCTTGGTCAGAACAAGGTTAATGATGTCTGACTTCGACATTTTGATGTTGCGCTCTTTCAGGCGCGTTTTGAACGAACCAAGCTTTTCGTTGGCTTTTTCGGTGAGCTTCACCTGACATGAAATTGAGCGATTTTCGGTCATAATTAATCTCTTTGTAATACACCAAAGTCAAAACTGCTCCCGACAGGCAACACGCCTTCAGCAAACCCGGGAGTGGTGTCAATAATGTGTTTTCGTTCGTATGAGTGTGACATCAGGTGTTTGTTGCTTATATCGATAAAATCCGAAATAAAACACACATTTGCCTGATTCTTCTTGGCACGAAGGCCGCGACCAACACGTTGACGCATTTCGACTTCGGCCTTGCCTCCTCCGGCAAGAATTACGGCGCCAACACTTGGCACATCGACACCGACATCCAGTATCGTAGAGCCGATCAGCACATCAATTTTCCCTGCAGCCAGGCTGTTAAGCTTAGCCTGTCTGGTACTCTGGTTGGATTCACCGTAAATAAAATCTACCCGTAAGCCGCTCTCTTTCATCATTTCCATCAGTATCTGACCGTGGCGTTTGATCCTCACCAGAGTCATACAGTTCAGTCCATGATCACGGTACATCAGCGCGTCGCGAACGACGGCCTCGTTACGTCCAATATTGTAAACGATACCGAGCTGATAAGCTTTCTGATACGGCGTGCTCATACCAACTCTGAAGTTCAGATGCTTGGAAGCGAGCTCCGCTCGGATACGAGCCTCATCCGGAGTGTACGCGATTTTATGGTATACGAAGTAAGGTTTGGCCAAAATACCTCGCTCTATCAGATATTTTTCAGTGACCTTTATCTCGATGCGTCCAGCAACAGCCATCAGACGCATATTGGCCTCAGTTGAAGCTTTCATAAACGGGGTAGCGGTCAGCGCCAGACGATAGTCTGCATTAATGCACAGCCTGGCGATGTCATAAAAGTTTGAACCGGAGGATTCGTGTGCTTCTTCAAGGATTAGCAGTGAGACACTAGAGAGGAAACGCTTAACCAGCTCCCGGCGCTTAAGATGATAAGCCTTTTTGTCCGCCGGCATATCGCGTGGAGGCTCTTCAAGAAAACTCGCCAGGGTTTGCACTGTTGCGACATTGATATGGCGAGATACCTGAAACTCACCAGAACCAATGATGCCAACCTTCTGACCTTTGAGCCACTGTTCGCCATTCTCAGCTCGATAGTCTATCGACTTCTGGAAGTTATCTGCCATTTGGAACATAAGAACAGAGCGGGTGGTTAAAAACAGCGTCATGCGACCAATACGCGCCGCGGCTTTGCAAGCTACGTTCGACTTTCCCCCGCCTGTGGCGATCTGCGCAATCATCATTCCTTCGCGTACCAGTGTCTCTACAGCCTGATCTTGATACGCATAGTCCGGATTATAGGGGAAGGGGTTAACTGCCGGGTTTGGTTTGCCCAGCGCCGGAACCTTGTCTTTGCGAATATGGACGCATTTGATGCCAGCCTTCACCAGATTGGCTGCTACCGATTTGGCAAAACCCGCGGGGAAGGCATTTTTGCTCCAGTTGAACATAGTACTGGTGCCTTTCCAGTCGCCAGCTTCGACTTCGTAACTCAGCATTTCCTGGACGAGTCGCTTCACGTTGTCATCAGCGCCGGAGACCATAGCGTTGACCGCGTTCGAAACAATCCTAACAGTCATAAATATCTTTCCTTCGTGCCTTTTATATGTTAATTGGCTAGAATAGTAAGTAAGTAAGTAAGTATTTATGCAATGGATTGTATCAAAAAGTATGGACGTAAAAATTACCATTCTGCAGGTAGAAGTGGCCAGACTCCGGCCAAATCCCTGGAACACCAACTCGGTTGGTGCTCAAAACTTCGAAAAACTGAAAGGCTCCATCGAAAAACTGGGTTTTTTCAAGCCAATTCTCGCGCGAGAGCTGGACGGTGGCCAATTTGAGATCCTCGGTGGCGAACATCGCTGGCGAGCCGCTATGGAACAGGGTATTTCCACGGTTCCTGTTATATCGGTGGGCAAAATAAGCGATCTGGTCGCGAAACAAATGTCTCTGGTCGATAACGAGCGATACGGCGAAGACGATCAGGTCGCATTACAGCGTCTGATCGAGGAAATTCAGTCCGAACTCGATTATCAGCTGTCGGAAATTGCCCCTTACGACGACGAACTGGCGGCCACACTGGCTCGTGAGTCGGCAATTGACCTGGAAATGCTTGAGGCGTTGTCGCGTGGCGACGAAGAGCCCATTGAGAAGGACTCTCGCGAAAAAGCTGAGCGTGTCGGTGCGGAACACCAGACCATGCGCTTCAAAGTGACGTTTGACGCTTCTGATCGCGTTACCGAAACCATTAAATCCATCATCAAAGAGCAGGCGATCAACACCGGCAACGACATGGAGAATGCTGGTGAAGCTCTGGTATGGCTGGTCGATAACTACAAGGAGTGTATTTAATGACCAAAACGTTCGAAATCGTCTACCGAGACCCGGCAGAGCTCATTCCCTATGGAATGAACGCCAAAAAGCATGACGAGCAGCAGATCCGTGACCTGGCCGCAGCCATAAAAAAGCGTGGTTTTGACCAGCCGATCACTGTCGATAAAGACGATGTCATCATTACTGGCCACGGCCGCCGCGAAGCTGCGCTTTTAGCGGGGCTGAAAAGTGTGCCGGTGATCGTTCGCGACGATCTGTCCGAGGAAGAAGTGAAGGCGAAGCGTCTGGAGGATAACCGGCTGGCCAGCATTGATTACGATGCCATCAAGTTACAGAAAGAGCTGGAGTCTCTGGTACTTGGTGACGTTGAAGTCTTCGGCTTTGACGAGCGTGAGCTGAACGTGCTGGTCGGTAGCATGACCGAAGAAATGGATACTGGCGCACTGGTTATGGATCTGGGGGAGGAAACCGAGCGCCAGAAAGAAGAGCACACCGAAATCAGTCGCGAAGTCGCCGCCGAAGAGGTTCGAGTGGTCGATGTTCTGGGCTTTAAAACGCTCCCTGCTGGCTCTGCGATTGTCGTGGGGGATTTGCTCGCCCATATGGAAGAAATCACGGGAGAGAGCGGGGTAGACGCGTTCGTTGCTTATGCGCAGAAAGTTTCCTCCGGGGGAGTCGAAGCATGAGCACATATACCATCAACGTATCGTTCCAGACCCGTGTCAACAAGACTACTCGCACGCTTGAGATCGCCGAATCGTTTGGGCTTGGCCTGGATGAAAAAGACTGGACACTTTACGACAATCTTGAGCTGGAAGTTGAGCAGGGTGATGTGGTTTACATCACTGGCCAGTCAGGTTCCGGAAAATCTGTCGTGCTGCGTGAGCTACAACGCCAGATGAAAGAGGAAGGGCTTTCAGTCGCCTCCATTGATGGCTTTACCTTTGACAACGACGTCAATGTCATCGACCAGCTGGGTAAAACCACCAGCGAAGCGTTAGGGCTGCTTTCGATGGCCGGCTTGAACGATGCCTATCTCTTTGTGCGCAAACCTTCTGAAATGTCGGATGGCCAGAAATACCGTCTCAAGATCGCCAAGCTTATTGAGTCGGGCGCGAAGGTATGGGCTGCGGATGAATTTGGCGCAGTTCTTGATCGTGTTACCGCCCAGGTTGTTGCCTCTAACCTGCAGCGCGCCGCGCGAAAGGTAGGCGCGACGGTAATGGTGGCGACGACCCACGAAGACCTGAAGAACGCGCTGCGCCCGGATATGCAGATCACCAAGCACTACAAGGAGCGAGTGAAGGTTGATTATGCAGATTAAAAAGACTTTCCCGATTTATGAGGGCCCAGATCTGCGCCGCCGCTGGACTACAGAAGCCGAATGGCGAGATTGGCTTCGTGCTCATGGCGCGTATGGTTTTCGCGTTACCCCGTATTTCAATCGCTGCTGTGTCGTCTTTGGTGAAAGACGTTATGTCGAGACGATAAAACAGCTCTATGGCCTCGATGAAAGCGAGTTCGTATATGAGGTTGGCGGCATGGTGACAACTCTGGGCTATATTCAGGCCGACACGATGCTTCATTGCGTCTACCTGCCAGAAAATTACGATGAAACAGTCTACTGGCATGAGGCACTACATGTGGCGCTGATGACCGCAGAATATCACGGCGTGCAGCTCCATGATCAGGAGGCATTGACCTACCTGCAGGGTTATATCGCGGAAGAGTTCAATCGTTCCCGACTACAGTTTATGGCCGACAAGAAAGCTAGTGGACTGCCTGCGATCGAGGGAATCGTGACTCGTCCAGCATCCACTATCTGCCGTGGCGGTTTTTGCAATCGTAAGGTGGTGATGCGATGACTGACATCATCATTAAACGGTATCGCCTGGAGGAGTTCCCGCGCCATCTGGACTTTCTTGAGCGCATGACCGTCACCAGAGGGACGGTAGAAGACTGGCACGCGCTTAAGTCGCTTCACTACAAGACAGATGGGAAGCCGTTCGCCCCTACCTACTATCGTTGTGAGCTAGATGGTCGGTTGGTAGGCGTTGTAGTTATGGCCTTCCCTAAACTGCTGCTGGCGCCGCGGCATCGCATGTTTCCAAAACTGAAACCCACAACCAACACCACCGTGGCAAATCAGTACTGGGGACGTTACGTAAACAACAATTTCGCTGTGATCAGCCGCTCTGTAGTGGACACCCAGTATCGTGGCGTCGGGGTATCGTATCGCATGATTAATCTGGTTAGCAGGATGCATGACCGGCCAATCATCGAGATCCAGTCGTCGATGAGCAAATATAACCCGTTTGCTATGAAAGCAGGGTTTTGCTTCATACGTCCTGAACGTCCGAAGAGCTACGAAAGCGCACTTCGCGTCTTTCAGCGCCATTTTCGTTCTGATCCAGGCGACAACGAAGCGATTGTGAAGGAGCTGTTTGCGATGACTGATTCACGCCGGCGCCGCGCACTGCGAGATCTGGTGGCGGACTACCACAAGAATAGTTCTCTGGCAAAAGCAGGCCGCAACCGTGGCACTACCATTCAGGATATCGCGGATAGCCTGGTGGATGAGGCCAGCATCGTGAAACTGCTCAAGGATATTCACAATCTGAGCTTCACTTCACCGCTCTATGGGGTTTATCGCAACCCTGATTTTGGTCGCCAGCTGCCTGAGACACTGCCACTGCTGGCTTTTGATAAACAACCGCTGAATGCACCACTGGATATTGCGTTACCGGCATAAGGATTTGCCATGACACTGACTGATAAACAGAAAGACATCATTAAGACCATCAACTTAGGCCATGAACGTGGACATTTGCTCGATCTGGACGAGCTGCTGGAAGTGCTGCCTTACCGGACGACAAAGCAGTCTATGCAATTCTCCCTGCGCGCGCTGATCAAGAAAGGTTTGGTCGAAAAGCACGACTGCCGGCCGCGAGAGGATTCTGGCTACCAGCGTCGAACTCTGGGGCTGACGACATTAGGTCGAGCCAGAGCCAAGTTACTGGTGATGTAAGTTGGTCTGGGAGTCAGATTAACAGCCTGCGTCTGTATATATAACTAATAAGTCACTTATTAAATATATACGAAAGCAGGCTCTCAAACAGATTCCCCAGACCTAATTAATACAACCAGAAAACAAATTGTTTAAGAGCGCAAGGAAGCGCTCTGTGTGTGTTTTAGAGGGATCTATGACTGTCGAAAAAGACGAGAGCAAAACTCGCCTGACTCCGGCTGAATGGGCGGAAGCCGAAGCGAAATGGACTTCGGGCGAGTATACGCTCTCAAAACTGGAAGAAGAGTACGGCATCCGTCGTGAAACGCTCTCCAGACACTTCAAAAAGCGTGGATTAGAGAAAGGCGCCGATTCTGTTGGAAAGATGGTGCGCGAGTCTCTCAAGTCCGATGCAGAACTGCGCGCTAAAGCCCGAGCCGAAAAGATAGAAGACCGCCGGACACGCTATGACGGCTGGGCGTATGCCCTTGGTCAGATGGTGATGGTCGAGGTCACTACAGCAAAGCGCGAAGGTAAGCCACTGGCCTCGATTGAGGACGATCTTAAAAGCCTGCAGCGCGCCAGCGGCACGCTGGCTAAGTGCTTCGAAATTTCCTCCAAGGCCTTGGGCATGGAGAAAGAAGAAGGCGGTGAAGAAGATATTCCGAACCTTGTCTTTGGCGAGCTAACGCCGTCACAGGTGGCCCAGCTGCGCAAGGAAGATGATGAGCCCGAAGTGATTGATGACGATCTGTTGGAATCACTCGAAGAAGAAGCGCTGAGCGAAGCTGAGAGCGATTTTGACGCATCGGGCGAAGACGATGATGGAGATGCATAACCATGTCCATCCCGTCGTCTCTAAGTCTCGTACAACTGCACTCCGGGCAGATGCAAGTCTTCCAGTCGCCACATCGTTTCAAAGTGGTGTGCGCCGGACGACGTTGGGGTAAATCGAGGCTGTCGATCTCAACCATCATTCGCGCTGCCGCTAAGGAAAGAAAACAACGAGTTTGGTACGTCGCGCCGACCTATCAAATGGCGCGCCAGATTTTGTGGGATGATCTGCAGGAAGTTCTGCCGCGTAAGTGGATTCGGAAGAAGAACGACACCACGATGACCATCGTGTTGAAAAACGGTTCGGAGATCGCGCTTAAAGGCGCAGATAAACCGGATACGCTTCGTGGTGTTGCGCTGCATTTCGTTGTGCTCGACGAGTTCCAGGATATGAAGCCAGACACCTGGTACAAGGTTCTCCGTCCGACATTGTCATCCACCCGCGGGGGCGCGCTGATCATCGGTACGCCGAAAGGGTTCTCCGAATTCCACAAACTATGGACTATCGGGCAGAACAAAGAGCTGCAACGTAAAGGTCAGTGGAAAAGCTGGCAGTTTGTAACCGCTGATTCACCATTCGTTCCGACGGCAGAAATCGAGGCAGCCAAGAACGATATGGACCCTAAGTCGTTCGCACAGGAGTACCTCGCCAGCTTCGAAAACATGTCTGGGCGCGTATATTACCCGTTCGATCGTAGCGTTCACGTTAAGCCGCTGCAGTTCAATCCTAAATTACCGGTGTGGGTAGGCCAGGACTTCAACATTGATCCAATGTCGTCGGTCATCCTGCAGCCACAACCGAATGGGGAGCTGTGGGCAGTGGATGAGCTTGTCTTGTTTTCGTCGAATACGGCAGAAGTGTGCGATGAGCTGGAGCGTCGCTTCTGGCGGTGGAAATCGCAAGTCACTATTTTCCCAGACCCGGCCGGCGCCTATCGTCAGCACGCTCGTGGGGAATCGGACATCGACATCTTCAAGGAGAAGGGCTTTCTGCGTGTTGATTATCCGAAAAAGCACCCACCGATTGCTGATCGTGTGAACTCAGTGAACCGCATGTTGATGAGCGCCTCTGGCGAAACTCGTTTGTATATCGACCCTAAGTGCAAACATCTCATCGATTCACTGGAGAAAGTTATCTACAAACCAGGCTCTCGCGATATGGATAAGAGCGGGGGGATTGAGCACAGCGCGGATGCCTTGGGCTACCCGGTTCATCGTAAGTATCCCGTAAAAAATCGTGTTATTCTTGGTGGTTCAAGATAAGTAAGTACTTACCTATAATGGAAGAGAAGCAAATGGAATTGACTGATAAGCAAATTAAGGATCTTGTGGCAAGACGCCACCCCGAATACATAAAGAAAAAAGAGCACTGGGATTTCCTCGCCAGCACATACGCTGGCGGGCGTGCCTGGTTCGATGACAACATTTTCCGATACTTCAAAGAAGGTGATCAGGAGTTCAAGGAGCGTCTGGAACGCGCCTACCGCTTCAATCACACCAGGGAAGTGGTGAACCTGATTAATAAATATCTCTTCAAAGAGGACATCCATCGAAATGTAGAAGAAGCGCCTGAGCCAATTCAGAAATTCTGGAAACGCGCGACACGACAGAATGTTTCCATCGATGGCTTTATGTCCGCGCTTGACCTCCAGTCCTCCATCTATGGCCGTGTCTGGGTGGTGGTCGATAGCACGATGGATAGTGACGCAGAATCCGTCGCTGACGAGAAGAAGAAGGATGTTCGCGCCTATGCCTACTGGATTTCTCCGCAGCAGATGTTGGATATGGCGTGGGACGATGACGGCAATTTGATCTGGGCGCTAATTGTCGAAGTGGCGCGCGATGATGAAGATCCTTTCACCTCATCTGGCCAGGAGTTTCAGCGTTATCGTCTCTGGACACGTAACGAGTGGTTTCTCTTCCGGGAAGATGTTAAGAAAGGCGCCGGGAGTGCCGGCCGTCGGACCGCAAAAGTTGTGCTTGAAGATAAAGGCGAACACAAGCTTGGCGTTGTACCTGTGTTTCCTGTTGATTGCATAGGGGAGAGCGAATCGCCGTATTTTAGCCCGTCGCTTATTGATGATATCGCCTACCTTGACCGTGCGATGGCCAACTATCTGTCGAACCTTGACGCCATTATTCAGGATCAGACGTTCAGCCAACTGGCCATTCCTGTTCAGTCTCTCCTGCCAGGTGATGAGAACCATACAAAGGTAATGGAAATGGGGACAAAACGCGTCTTCACCTATGACTCGGAAAGTGGCAACCAGCCTTTCTATTTGTCGCCAGACCCTAAGCAAGCTCAGATGATCATCACCACTATCCAGACAGTGATTAATGAGATCTACCACTCCGTTGGGGTCGCTGGTGAGCGAACAAAGCAGGATAACGCTAAGGGGATCGATAATTCATCCGGGGCCGCCAAGTTATATGACTTCCAGCGGGTTAATAGTTTGCTTATTACTAAAGCCGAGCGTCTTGAGCGGGCTGAACGCCAGATGATGTTTTTGGTGGCGAAGTGGATGGGGGTCGATCTCGATGAGGAGCATTCGCTGATTGCCTATCCTGAGAGCTTTGATATCCGCGGTCTGACGGATGAATTTGCCGTTGCCGAGAAACTTGGGCTGCTGGAAGCACCGGACTCTGTGCGTCGATATCAGATGGAAATGCTCATTGAGAAAATCTTCCCGAATATTTCGGCCGCGATGCAGAAAGAATTTGAGAAAGATCTCTTGAATTTTCCGCCAAAAAATGCTCTTAACACCCTTGAAAATAAGTCAGCACTTACTTATCATCGTGGTACAGTCCAAGAGAGCGGACAAGATCTATCCCAAGGGAATGGGAACTCATCAACTCAAGCAACCGAGTGATAAGTAATTAAAAGGAATTTTTATGAATCTGTGGCAAATGCTAATGGCCCGTCGTGGCCTCATGGATGTCGCCGAATCACATGAACGTGGTGGCGCAGGTGCTGGAGCTCCCGCTGGTGCAGAAGAGCAGGGCACCCAGGAATCTGGTAAGCAGAACGGCGAGCAGAAAGATCAGCCGAAAATCGAAGACGATGAATTCGGAGGGATGACTCAGGAAGAGTTGCTCGCTGAATTGCGTAAATCCAAGAAAGCCGGTGCTGACCTGCTGAAAGAGAACATGAAACGCAAGGAAAAAGAGCGTGCCATGGCCGATCAGCTGGCTCAGTACGGTGATATCGATCCGGCACGAGCACGCCAGCTTCTTGAAGCTGAGCAAGCCGCAGAAAACGCACGCCGTGAGGCGGAGCAAGCTGAACTGGAACGCCGCGGTGAATTCGATGCTGTGAAAAAGCAAATGATCGAAGCTCACCAGGCTGAGATGGCTCAACGTGATGAACGTTTTTCCGCTCTGGAGAGCGAAAACGCCGCACTTAAAGCCCAGCTGGTTGAAATGACCGTCGGCGCTTCCTTTTCTGGCTCCAATTTCCTGCGTGAAAAAGTTCTGATGACTCCGGCTAAGGCCCGCGTTATCTACGGCTCTCATTTCGAAGTGGGTGAAGACGGTAACGTCGTTGGCTATGACAAGCCGGCAGGTCAGAAAGAGCGTGCTGTTCTGGTTGACGGCGAAGGTAAGCCGTTACCGTTCGAATCCGCGATTGAGCGTATTTTACGTGCAGATCCGGAAGCTGACGCTTTATTGCGCAGCGAAGCTAAGCAGGGTGCTGGTTCAATTAGTAAACCGACCCACAAAGTAACCCAGCCGAAGAACAAGTCGACAATGGATAAGTTGACTGCCGGTTTAGGGAAAATCGGAATCAAGTAACATCTTAAATCATAGGGAAATGAAAGATGCCATTACTGCGTGAAGAAGCTGAAAAGCTGTCTAATAACGAGCTTGAACAGGGCGTGATCGAGACCATTATCGATCGTGACGACCTGTTCGCCGTCCTGCCTTTCATGAAGATCAATTCGAAGGCATATCTGTATAACCGCGAAAAAACCCTGAGCGAAGCTACTTTCATTGATGTGAACGACACCATCACCGAAGGTGCAGCAACCTTCGAAGAGAAAGTTGCGAAGCTGCGCATTCTGGCTGGCGACGTTGACGTCGACAAATTCCTGGCTACCACTATGGCTGATACCAACAACCAGCTGGCTATCCAGGTTCGTCAGAAAGTCAAAGGTCTGGCTCGTGCCTTCCGTCGCAATCTGATTGTTGGCGACTCCACCACTAACAACAAAGCCTTCGACGGTATTCCGAAGCTGATGCATGACGATCAGAAGATCGACATCTCCGGCGCCTCCATGACTTTCTCCATGTTCGACGAACTGGTCGACGCAGTTAAAGATCTGGGCGCAGACTGCATCATGATGCGTTCTGAGCATCTTCGCGCATATCGTGCGCTGCTGCGAACTGTAAACGTAGGCCCGTCCGAAATCATGATGGAAAACTTCGGTCGACCAATGCTGTGCCATAACGGCGTTCCGTTTATCGTAAACGACTTCATTCCGGTTGCGGACTCCACCAAAGCGGATATCTACTGTCTGCACCTTTCTGAAGAAAACGGTGTAACTGGTCTGTACGGCGGCGAAAACGCCGGTATCGTTGTGGAAAACATTGGCACCGTTCAGAACAAAGACGCAGTACGTACTCGTGTGAAGTGGTACTGCTCTCTGGCCAATAAGCACGACAAAGCTATCGCGGCGCTGACTAACGTCAAAATTTAATCCTAATAATAGGTAGGCACTTACCTATTGTTATTAAATGGGTGGGCTATACGCCCGCCCTTTTTATAGGAGCGATATATGTCAGAAAAAAAAGTGAAGATCACTGAAAAGGCCTTCACCGACTTTACGGGGGTTATGTTCCGTACTTCTTTCACTAAATCGGTGTCCGATCATCCAGTAAACGAGCGCATGCAGAACCGTATCACCGCAGCTATGCGAGCGGTTCCGGTGGAGCCCACTGTCGCTGTTACTGGTGTGTCGGTAAGTCCTAAGTCGGCATCGGTGGAGGTGAAAAAAACGGTTCAACTCACGGCTACCGTTGCGCCTGCTGGTGCTACCAACAAGAAAGTTACCTGGGCGTCGAAAAATGCTGAATTTGCAACGGTTGACGCGGCTACTGGTCTCGTGACCGGCGTTGCAGAAGGGACTGCAACAATTGAAGTCACGACCGCAGACGGCAGCCATAAAGCAACCGCAACTATTCAAGTTACAGCAGCTGCAGCCTGATTCAGCAACAAGGGGTGGCTCTGGCCACCCTGTTCAGAGGAAAACTCATGAAACCAGCAAAAATTCATCTTCTGGAACCTCAGTTCCTTGGATACACGGGCATCCTGTGCGGCGTTTACTTTAAAGACGGCATTTCCGTAGCAGAGCTGCCATTCCTCGATCAACAGCGGATCTGCGCCTCAATGCGTGCCGAAACGATTGATGGGCAAAATGTCTCTCCATCAGCTGCCTTCAGCAATCGTAACGAGCTGGTGGCCGATCAGATTGTGGAGCCTACGGCCCCTGATATTGTCCCTATGAAACGTGGCGTCGCGAAGGAGGAGACAAAACATGTGCAGCGCTTCACCCGAGAAGAGCTGGAGTCCATTGCTGACTGTGAAGGTATCGCCGGCCTGCGCCAGATCGGCAACATGCTTGGCGTGAAAGCGAAGGGCATTGTTGAAATGATCGAGGGCATCCTGAAAGCACAAGGCGGTGAGTGATGGCTCTGATCGACACGTTTCGTAGCGGAGACATCGTCTCTCTGACCTTCGCCTTTAACGTACTGGATATCGACTCCGCCTCTTATACGGTGCGAGATAGTGCAGGCACAACACTTGTGGACGAAGAGCCTCTCGATATTGCAGAAGGCCAAATGTCTATACCGGTTGTAATCTCAGCAGAGCATAACCAGCTGGTCGAAAAAGAGCGTGATCTGCGCTACGTCATCGTGAAGGCCACAGCGGGTGGGCTAACCCACGAAGAGCGGCAGATGTATGTGCTGCTTAATAGCTTTGAACTATCCGTCCCGGCTCAGTCGTTTGCCACCGTAGCCGATGCTCAAATGCAGGCCATTGATATGATCAATGGAGATACATTGCTGGCTGATGGAGAGGGTTTGATGCGCAAGCGGCTAATCGAAGCGACACGGCGAATCAAAACCTTACCTTTCTCTATCCGGAGGATCATGCGCATCGATTTCGATCGGTATGACCGTCCCCAAAACATGCTGAATGTCTATGACATCCCCTGGGGGGCTGACGGCGTGTATCGGCAAGATTTGGTGGACTGGGAACGGATCACTTCGGAGCAGTTTGCGGATTTACCAGACTACTTTAAAGAGGCGCTGCTTCTGGCCACCGTTAATGAGGCATGCGAGATCGCCAATGGCAACGATATTGCGAGTGCGCGTGAAGACGGCATTTTGTCTGAATCTATCGGTGAAACAACCAATATGTACCGCACAAGCAAAGTGGCGAATGTCCGTGTGGCCCGCAGCACCTGGCGATTGCTTATTAGTTACATCAACAATCGGATGATTGTTCGTCGTGCGTAACACACGTCGTGCTCTTTACTTCTGGTCGACAGGCCAAAGACGGGAAACCGCGCCTCCGCCTGGTAATGAGTGCGACGACTTCACACAAGGAGAGTGGATGAATATTTCGTGGCAAGCCGAATTGTCGATCTACCGGTTTGGTTCCATAAACGTCTACGGTGAAGCGCAATTGCAGTTCGTCAGGAAGACGAAAGTAGGCGTCGTTAAATTTGAACAGAGCAATGAAAAATCGTCCGTCAGGGCAGATAGCTCTGGAAGCCGCGGAAAGGCAGCGCTGGAGTTGTTTGACGCAGTACTTATTGTTCCACTTGAAGCCGCTGTTCAACTCGATGACGTTCTTGTGCTGGAGGGGCAGAAGCTGAAGGTCTCAAGCGTACATCGGCGATGGGGACTACGTGGCCGCCCTGGGCATCTTGAGCTGGGGGCGAATATATGGGTTTGAAATATGACGCACACCAGTTTAAGCGTGCCGGCGCCAGACTTAATAACAGCCAGAAAGCGTTCAAGCGATACCTAATCAGGGACATGGAAAAGCTGGCGCGTCTGGTTGAACGACTGGCACGAGCCATGGCACCGCTTGAAACCGGGTCGCTGGAGAGCGCCATTTTTGCGCGGGTTGTAAAAGAAGGATACGCGGGACTTCGTATTGAGCTTTCCGTATCAGGCGCAAAGCAGCGCGAAGGACATCCAGGCGTTGAGGTTGGGGACTATGCCAAATACATGGAGCTTGGTAAGTACCGTCTTGGTTATTTGTCTCGTATGAAGAATGTTACCAACCCTCCTGTCGCCGGCGTGAAGCCTAAAGTGGGCCCATATTTCCTTGAGCGAGCGACTCAGATCAGCGAAAAGCAATTTTCGCAGACGATCATTGAAGCCGCCAGAAAAGCAGGATTTACGCGAGGTTGACATGTTTGTAGAAGCATTCGCAAAATTGATACAGAAAAATGGGCTTGGAAAAGTAGGGACGGACATTTTCTGTCATTATATGCCAGCAAAAGTTAAGTCTGGCATTTTGCTGATTAATCCCAATACAGGCATAACCATCGACCCGGATTTGCAGGGTTTTTACTTCGACTCATTCACGATAGTAGTTCGCAATGCGAGTATCACAAAATCTGTTGAAATGGCCAACAAAATCATGGATATCCTTCCTGTTAGCAACGTTGAGTCTGACGGGGTATTCTTCAAAATGGTTAGGCCGATGGCGATGCCAATAACGTATCCAATTAATGACGGATCGCTTATTGAAACGGGGATTCCACTTGAATTTGCCGGGTACTTTATTGAACTGAATAAATAAGTAAGTATATACTTACTATTGTGTGTCGGAATGACACTGTTTTAACGGAAAAAGGAGTTTTCCAATAATGTCCAATACCCATGTTAAAAACATCAAGCTTGGCGCCTGCAAGGTGTCGTTTGGTGGCGTGGATCTGGGTTACACCAAAGGCGGCGTTCAGGTTGAAATCGCAACCGAAACGCTGAAAGTGACCGTAGACCAGCTGGGCCAGACCACGATCTCCGAGCTGATCCAAGGCCGCAACATCACCATTACTGCGCCGCTGGCTGAATCCGTGTTGAAAAACATGGTCGATCTGATGCCAGGTTCCACGCTGAGTTCGGGCGAAGATACCGTAACCATCACGTCTGCGCAGGGTGTGAACCTGATCGACGTTGCGAAAGAGTTGGTGCTGACCCCGCAGGATGCGACGGATTATGTTCTGACCATCCCTAAAGCAGCAACCGCGGGTAACTTCACCATGACCTACCAGTCTGACGACGTTCGCGTGTTCTCAGTTGAGTTTTCCGCTTACCCGGACGACGCTGGCGTGTTGGGGAAAATGAGCCTCCCAAAGCCGGTTGAGAGCGTCACGCTGACCCCGTCTTCACCGACCGTAAAAGTGGGCGCTAAAGTTCAATTGAGCGCAACCTTCACCCCGGCCGATGCAACCAATAAGACTGGCGTGTGGAGCTCTGATGCGACTGATAAAGCGACCGTAGATCAGAACGGACTGGTAACTGGTAAAGCTGTCGGTTCAGCCAATATCACCTTCACAACTAATGACGGTGCCAAGAAGGCGACCAAAGCCGTCTCTGTAACTGCCGCAAGCTAAATTGTGATAACCCAAGAGGCCCATGGATGGGCCTCTGTATGAGTTTAAAAGGATTTAAACCATGACCAAATTACTCGATCTCGACTCCATTCTGCCGCCGAAAAAAAGCATCAAATTTGGTGGCAAAGAATATCCCATCGTTGAAATGACCGTCGGCCTCTTTGTTTCTATCAAGCAGATGGAAGACAAAGACCTCATGAATATGTCTCCCGTCGACCAGGTAACTGCCTACGCAGAACTGGTACGCAAAGTCATTCCGTCAGTACCTGACTCCGTTCTGGAAAAACTGACTGTCCAGCAACTCCAGCAGATCTTCACCTTCGCCATGGAAGTGATTGATGAAGAGAACGAAAAAGCGGCTGGCGAAGGGGCAAAGTAATATCCCGCGATGAATCCGGGGTAAAGACCGTTTCGATAGATCTCGGATTCTATTTCAGTCGTGTAGTTGCTCACTACGCCGTATCGCCAATAGAGCTACTGAGTGTCCCGTTAACCATGTTCTGGATGCTCAGCCGCAATATCGATCGTCTGCGAGCGGAAGAGGATGTCCGCAATCTGCAGGTCGCCCGCGTCGCCCAAGCGGATGGCGATGGCGTTAAGGCGTTCATGGAGGGTTTGCAACTCAGGATTGGAAGGCCAGTCGTTACTGATAAAGTCTACCGTCCGCATATGGATAAGGCAGACCCCGACGCCAAAGAGCAGCTGATGCAAATTTTTGGCAGAGGATGACAAGGGAATGTCACAAAACGTAGAGTTTATCCTGTCGCTGGAAGACAAACAGTTTACGGCGTCAATCGACCGGGCGGGTAAATTACTTACCAAATTTGGCGAGCGGGCTACCAAACCGGCTCAAAAAATTAAAAACCTCGAGCGCTCTCTGGGTTCGGTCTCCAGCATTCTTGGCGCTCTTGAAACCAGACTCAATTCTACGGCAGACAAACTACAGGACGTAGCTGCCGGTTTTGAGCTCGTTTCCAACACCTCTAGAAAGGCACAACGTGAACTGTCCGCTATCAGCACTGATTTGCGGACATTCACCGATCGCGTTGATTCAGCCACATCGTCTACGCACAAGTTCCTGGCATCATTGCGGAAGGTTCAGTCAGAACTCAATGAGTTTTCTGATTGGGTTAAATACGCAGGAGACCATGCCGGTAAATTCAACACTGAGATCAAGGGTGCCACTACTTCTCTTGGTGGAATGAACACCAGACTAAATGCGACCAGCAAGCGTCTGAGTAATTGGGGAACAACGACAAGCCAGGCGGCCGAGGGGTTAAAAAAAGTCAAAGATCAGATGGATGGCGTTATTCGAAGCCAGCAGCTGATCAGCCGTCCGGTCAGGGTTAGAACAACCACAACGGTCGGGGGAGGCAGCGGAGGTGGCGCTGATCGATTTACCGCTGCGTCCCATCGCGGTGGTGGTCGTGAAAATGGCGTCTTCTCTGGATTACGCGGCAATATTTTCCTTCTGGGGGAAATTGGGGATGCGGCCAGAACGGTCACTAACATCCTGTTTGGTTGGCAGAAGCCGATCGTAGAGGCTGCGGCCGAGATGCAGCGTATGCGTGTCATGTTGCGTGGGTTGAACAAGGATAAAGTCAATCCTGGAGAAGCCGCTGCTCAAGATATGCAGTATATCGTGAACATGGCGAAAAACGCCCCATTTGCGATGCAGGCCTTAACCGACTCATTTGTGAAATTCCGTTCTGCTGGGCTCGATCCTACTGATGGCTCGTTAAAGGCACTGGTGGACTCAGTCGCACGTTTTGGTGGCGATAGTGAATTGCTTAAGCGAGCGGCGGTGGCTGTCCAACAAATGTCTGGTAAGGGCGTCGTGTCGATGGAAGAGCTCCGCCAGCAATTGGGTGAAGCGGTTCCAAATGCGATGAAGGCGATGGCAGATGCGGCCGGTATCACGATGGGGGAGCTAACCAAAGCCGTCTCCAGTGGGACCGTTGAAGCGAAACAGGCTCTTTCGTTGATGTTTGTTGGTTTGCGTGCGGAAAACGAAAATGCCGCCAAAGATATGATGCAAACCTATACCGGTGCGTTGGCGCAGCTGCAAACCTCTTTCACTCTGTTTGCTGATCGAGTGGGGCAGGCTGGATACCTTGACTCGCTGACCAAGGGGATGAAAGAGCTGGCGGCCGTAATGAACAGCGCAGAAGGCATTTCGTTCGCTAATTCATTGGGAGAGGGGCTTACCACCGCGATTGATGGCCTGCGCGAGCTGGCGCAATGGTTGGCTAAGAATCAGGAGTTGGTTATTACGCTGGGCAAAATTGTCGCCGGAATGGTGGCATTTAAAATGCTCAGAGCGGGCATTTTAGGTGTTGTCGGCGCCGGCGGCCAGATGCTTTCCACCTTCATGAAGATGTCCACTGTAATCCAGACACCATTCACGCTGGGGGCGACGGCGGTCACTCGTTTCAATCGTGCTGCACGCATGGGGCTGGCACCAATCCCATCGCTCATTTTTGCCATTCGTGGCGCGATTACGGGGCTGAAAGGGGCATTTGCTGGGCTGACTGCGTTTATCGCAGCAAACCCGATTGGTGCTGCGTTTACTGTTGCAACAGTGGCTGTTGCCGGGCTGATCACCTACATGACCATGCTTCGCAACGAAACGTCCAAAGTTGTTGAGGAGATTCGCAAAATCCCCGAAGCGATGACGGCGGCCAAGCGCGCACAAATGGCGGAGCGCGCATCGCAGCTTGAGAAGCAAATTCAGCGGGACCAGCAAGCGCTTAAAACTGGCGAAAGTGTTAACTACATTTCCACTGTCGCCGGCCCTGTCGCCGTTAAGGAGTCTAAAGAGGTTGTTGAGGCTCGACTGAAGAAAAATCAGGAAGAGTACAAGAGAACCACTGACACTATCGCGCTGGGGGATGGCGCTGTATCCAAACATCTGGCGAAAGAGGCTGCTGAATCCCAGATCGAGAAAATCCGGGCGGATAATCAGCTCTTCTCAGCTACGTTTGTTAAAGCGCGTCAGGAGGCACTGGACAAAATCCAGAAGATCAATGACGACAAAACATTGTCCGATGATGAGAAGAACAAGCTGCTTGCACCGCTGCGAGAGACAGTAAACAAATCTTATCTGCAGCCGGCCCAGAAACTTGTCGACTCTTTATCATCGCGTAAGACCGCAACTGAAAAGCAGATCGCACATTTTAGCGATTTGCTGGAAAAGGCGAAAAAAGAAGGAAACACAGAACAGGTACAGAAGCTGCAGGGCAGTATTCGCGGCTATCAGGAACACCTGGAGACGATTGCTCAGGAACTGACACAGGCTGAGTTTGAACGCGATAACGCGGCGAAAACCGGGAAGGGCGTGAAGACCAACCAAGGAACAGTGCTTGGGTTGGGCACCAGCGACAAAGGCGCTGACAAAGCGCTCGCGCAGTACATGCGCAACCAGATGGACTCTGCGGTTTACCAGCGAACGCTGCCTGATGGCACACCAATGATGGATTTTGAAGGAAAACCTATCATTGGGCCGAAGCAGCTTAAAACTCAGCTTAACCTGCAGAAAGCCTCAACTGCATCTTCTCTGGAAAAGATGAGCGAGAAGGAGCGTGCAGCCGCCATAGCCGCATTAACCAAAGCTCGTGAACAAGATGCCGCTGCTGCCGAGAGGGCAGGGAAGCGTACTGCGAATGCCTCTGAACGCGCCGCGAAAAGGGAGGAAAGAGCGCAACAGAAGCTGGCTGCCGGCTACCAGAAGGCTCTGGATAAAGCTGATCAGCTCATGGGGCAAATGGGCGAAAGTTCAAAGGCTACTGTGTCGTTTGATCAGTCGCTGCGTGATGTCACCAAGTCACTAACCGATCTTGCAAACGCCACGCCTAACGAGTTTATCTCGCAGGAGATGGTTGACCAGGCCAAAAAACGTCTCGCGGATTTGAGGAACGCTACCCCCGAATACCGTGAAATGTTTAATCGCCGCAACGTCGAGCAAATGATCAGCGCTTGGGCGCCGGAATCGGATTCGATTATCAGCGCAGGCTTGATGCAAAGCCATGAGGAGAAGGCTGCCGAGTTTTCGGATACCTACAATCGCAATCTTAAGGCGCTGATCGAGCTGCGTGATAAGGCGACTGACCCGAAAATCATCTCGCTTTACAACAAGCAGCTTAATCAGCTGGTGGCCGCTGGCAACAATGCGCTGATTAAGCAAACAGGTACAGCGACCCAGCAGTTGGCTCTGGAGTATGAGAACCTGGCTGAGCAGATTGAGGGCACCTGGACAGATCTGTTTAGCGGCTTAACCGACACGCTTACTGACTTTGTTGTTAACGGGAAGATGAGCTTCTCCAGTCTGGCCACATCGATCCTTAAAGACATCACCAACATGGTCGTGAAGACCCAGATCACTCTGCCTCTCATGAATATGTTGGGAATGGGAACGACAAACGCCGGCAATGCACAAAGTGGAAATCTCATGAATGGCGTAGCGTCTGCGATCGCTAATCAAGGGGTTCAGCTCGGTAATTCTGGTGGGGAGGTGGCCAATGGGGATAAATCTGTCGGCGAGGCCACCAAGGAGACAGCCTCCGGCGTGAACTCTATGGGGCAAGCGTCTCAGAATGCGGCCAGTGGTTTAAGCCAGGCGGTGAATGGTGTCTGGGACTGGACGAAGTCAATGTTCACCGGTACTGACGCTACGAAAGATCAAACCAAAGCGGTTAACAGCAGCATCCTCAGTATGGGGAATCTGTCTACCGCGGCTGGGGCGCTGGCAGCTACATTCGCCATGGTAGGTGCTTCGTCGTCGAGTTCGTCCAGCCGTTGGCTGAATTTCGGTCTGTCACTGGCCAGTACCGCAGTGTCCGCTTGGGCTGGGTCTTCGACGCCATCAGGCTCAAAGCCAAATGTGAAGAAGCACGCCAATGGCGGCATCTTTGGCAGGGAAGGGGTTGTGCCTCTGAGAGCTTATCAGAAAGGCGGAATTGCCACCTCGCCACAGTTGGCGATGTTTGGCGAGGGCTCAATGAATGAGGCTTACGTTCCGTTGCCAGATGGTCGAACCATTCCAGTCACACTTTCTGCAGAGTCGGCTGGAAAGAGTACGGGTAACGCGGTGTCCCCTGTCTCAATTCAAATCAATGTGACCAAGGATGGACGAACCAGCGAGAGCAGCAGTGGAAGCGAGAGCAATCTCTGGAACGGTGCAGCGCGGCAAATTAAGTCGATTGTGCTTGAGACGATTGCCGAAGAGAAACGTTCTGGTGGTTCACTTAATCCGCATACCACCAGAGGGTAGTAAAGCCGGCCGCCTTAGCGGGCGGCCATAACAAGGAAGTGATATGTCGAGGAAAGTATTTAATTGGTATCCAGATTATGAGTCTGAGAAAACCGTAAAGCCTAACGTGACCGTGCTGAACTACGGCGATGATTACGAGCAGCGCCAGTCGCAGGGGCTCAATCGGATTAAAGAAGAGTGGTCTCTCACGTTCACCCGCAGCCATGACGTGGTAAACGACGTTGATGACTTTTTGACTGCCCGCGCAGGGGTGGAGTCATTCATTTGGACTAACCCAAGAGGCAAAGCAATTATCGTGGTTTGTGATAGCCATACGGTAAAGCGTTACCCCGGTTATCAAGTGCTTACGGCAACATTTAGACAGGTTTTTGAGTCTTAATTTGCGACTATAGATAAGTAAGTGCTTATCTATTATTATATATCAACGTCACAGAATGTGACGTTGAGTTTTTCAAGGATGAAGTGATGGGTATTAGAGCTGATATTCAGAGTTTATCGCCTTCTGCGCTCATTGAGTTGTTCGAGCTGGATATGTCGGTGACAACCTCCGGCGGCAAGTTTTATTTCCATGCCGGCACCAACGGGCTTAGCCAGCCAATTGTCTGGCAGGGGGTTTCCTATGAGCCGTGGCCAATTAAAGCGTCTGGCTTTGATAAAAGCGGTCAGGGAACACTTCCTCGTCCAAAGATTCAGGTTTCCAACTACGACGGTGTAATTTCTGCGGAGCTGCAGGCCAATGACGATCTGATTGGCTGCAAAATCATTCGCAAGATGACGCTGGCACGTTTTCTGGACGCGGTGAACTTTCCGGATGGAAACCCGACCGCAGACCCAAGTCAGCATTTTGCTGATGAAATGTGGTTCGTCGAACAGAAGACCCTGGAGACGCACCAGTATGTCGAATTCGAGCTGTCCAGCGTCTTAGATCTGATGGGCGTTCAACTGCCGTATCGTCAGATCATCAAAAACAGCTGCCCGTGGAAATATCGCGGAACAGAGTGTGGCTACACCGGCCCATATTTCGACAAAAACAACCAACAAACCTCTTTGGCCGGCGCCGACTACTGCACCAAGCGTTACGACGCCTGTAATGCTCGTCGCAACTACTTCGCGAATGGCGTTATTCATTTTGGCGGATTTATTGGGGCGACACGATATGAGTAACCAGACGTTACCTGAGCTGGGCTCAGAAGTCATGCAGGATATCTATCGCTGCGCTATCCAACGTTACCCGAATGAAGCGTGTGGCTTTCTTGTGCGCACACAGGGTGAGAAATATCGCTTTATGGAAGCGATGAATGTCTCTGAAACGCCACGTGAGGATTTTGTCATGCGTGCCAGCGATATTATTGCGGCCGAAGATGCTGGGGAAGTGATCGCTATTTGGCACTCTCACGTGGAGCGCAGCGCAGAGGCGTCAGACCCGGATCGCTCCGGGTGCGAGGCGACGGAACTACCGTGGATGATTCTGGCAATTCGCAAAAATGTGGAAAGCGATATGCCATTCCACTTTAGCGAAATGAACGTCATTTATCCGTGTGGTTTTGAGATGCCCTACCTCGGGCGCCCATACGTATTCGGTGTGTTTGATTGCTGGATGCTGTGCCGCGATTACCTAAAGCGTGAATTTGACGTTGAGCTGAATGCAAACGCCCACCTGCATATTCCTTCCTGGTACACGGGGGACAACGACATCCTCGACCAGAACTACCGAAATGAAGGACTTGTCCGCATGGCGCCGGGGACGGAGCCCCAGCGCGGCGACATCTTCTTCATCCAGTACGGGAAAATGCCAGATCACTGCGCGGTATACATCGGCGACGGCATGATCATGCATCACCAGATCGACCGTCTCAGCTGTCGGGCTTATTACGGTGGGATGTATCAGAAGCACACGACGCATCACCTGCGTCACAGGGATTTACTCAAGGGAGACGAGACGTGTCTGAATTAGTTCATGTTCAGCTCGGCGGTGCGATGGCAAAGAACTTTGGCCGCCACTGGAAATTGAAGGTGCGCAACACCAAACAAGCCATCGATTTGATTGAGGCGAATCGCCCGGGCTTTAAAGCCTGGATTAAACGTAACCGTAACCACTTCGATAAGTACCACATCCAGGTCACAAATAAGCAGGGCCACAAGTGGTCAATGGACGACACCGAATACCAGATGATGGGCGAGTCGGAAAATATCGCAAAAATCCGCATTACTCCCGTACCACGTGGCAGCGGTGGTAAGGCGTTTGGGTGGTTCCAGACTTTCGTGGGCGCCGCGATGATCGCTGTCGGCGCTCTGGCCTCTGGGCTGACTTTTGGTGCGTCTTCCGCGCTGGTGATGGGAGGGATGTCATTGATGATGGGCGGTGTGTCCATGCTGATTTCGCCGCAGGCATCAAATGCGTCTGTCAGACAGGCGGATAACACGGATTCGTTTTATTTCGATGGGCCTCAAAACACCAGCAACCAGGGAAACCCGGTTCAGCTTAATTACGGCGAGGAAATTTTAGTTGGCTCACAGATTGTGAGTTCTTCAATCACCATAGACCAACTGTAAGGGAAGTTTTTTGAACATGGATCAGTTCAAGAAAAAGAGATTGCCCCTCCTGATTGCGGGAGCGGGCGGCAAAAAGAGCTCAGGCTCAAGCCGTACACCAGTTGAAGCGGATGATACCGTTAATTCGCGGGCCATGGCGTCTATCCTCGATCTGCTCGGGGAAGGTGTTGTTGGTGGGCTTATTAACGGTGCTAAATCTATCTTCATCGATGGCGTGGCGCTGGAGAACGAAGACGGATCATTCAACTATTCCGGTGTAACCTGGGATTTCCGGGATGGTTCGCAAGACCAAAGCCCGATGCCTGGTTTCGATTTTGTCGAAACGCCAAAGGCCGTTAACACACAGCTGAAAACCACAAACGCGGTTACGGTCGCCATCGATAACGACGACGCTGATCGTGTCCGAGTGATCATGAAGTTCCCGTCGCTGCGTAGCATTGACAAGAAAACAGGGGACACAAACGGTACTTCGGTCCAGTTTAAGTTCCAGCTGGCCAACGGCAATGGCTCTTTCTATGACGTGATTGCTGCAGGTGAGAGCAGCTCTGACGTGACGCTGACTGCGAAAAAGACTGGTGTCTACTACCGCAGTTACGAAATACAGCTTCCAAAGCCTGGGCGTGCCTATAAAGTGCGCGTGCTTCGTCTCTCCGCCGACAGCAACGATCAGTATCTCTTTAACGATACCTGGGTCGACTCTATCGGTGAGATCGTTGACACCCCAATGAACTACCCGAACTCCGTTCTGGTTGGCCTTAAGGTTAACTCTGAGCAGTTTGGTAGCTCTATGCCGTCACGTTCGTATCTTATCCGTGGCCTCAAAATCCGTGTGCCTTCGAATTATGATGAAAACACGAACACTTATAACGGCGTTTGGGATGGAACCTTTAAGCTTCTGTCGTCTTCCAACCCTGCCTGGATTCTGTTCGATCTGCTGACCAATGCTCGTTATGGCCTCGGCAAATTTGTTTCGGAGTCAATGATTGACCTTGGCCAGCTTTATCAGATCGGTCGCTACTGCGACGAAGAGGTTGATGATGGCTTTGGCGGCAAAGAAAAACGCTTTGCAATCAACACCCAGATCACCAGTCGTCAGGACGCTTATCGTCTGATTCAGGATATTGCCGGCGCTTTCCGTGGCATGGTTTTCTGGGCTGGTGGCATGGTGAATATCATGCAGGACAGCCCGTCTGACCCTGTCATGCTGTTTACCAACGCAAACGTAAAAGATGGCCTGTTTACCTATAAAGGCTCTGCTCGAAAAGACCGGCCGTCCGTTGCGCTGATTACCTATAACAACAAACAAGACGGCTATAAGCAGAACGTTGAGTATGTTGAAGATCAGGAAGCGATGGCCCGATACGGGGAGCGCAAGACCGAGGCCGTTGCGTTCGGATGCACCAGCCGTGGTCAGGCTCATCGTGTAGGTTTGTGGCTGCTCTATACCGCGCGTATGGAGTCAGACATGATCACCTTTACCGCGGGCCTGGACGCCTCGTTCCTGATGCCGGGCGAAACCGTTCTGATCCAGAACAAATATCGTGCCGGCAAACGCAATTCCGGTCGCATTGTCTCTTTCACCAAAAACAGCATCACCCTCGATGCACCTGTCTCTCTGAAAAAGAGCGGTAGCTTCATCCGTATCATCAATCAGGAAGGAAAAATCGTTGAGCGAGACATCAACGAGACCGGCGACAACATCACTAAAGTTACCTTCAAGACGGCGTTGGCCACAGCCGATCAACCAGTAGCGAATGGCGTCTGGACGATCACCGAACCAGACCTGGTTCCAATGCGGGCGCGCGTTGTCGCTATCGCGCAAGGTGAAACCCCGGGGTCGTTTGATATCACGGTGGTGCAGAACAATGCATCTAAGTACCAGGCGATTGATAACGGGACCGCGCTCGTTCCAGAAAATACGACGGTTCTTGATCCCACATATTCCAAACCGAGCAATCTGGTCATCTCAGAAGGCACCTATCTGTCCAGTCCGGGCAACTTGTCCGTGAAGCTGATGCTTGCCTGGGAAGGTAAATCACCAGAATACTGGGTCAGCTGGCGCCGCTCCGACGAGGGCAACGTCTCGAACTGGCAATCTGCCCGCGCCACGGAAGAACAATATGAAATCGTCAATGTTGCCGAAAATGGGCGATATGACTTCCAGCTGTATTCCGTTTCCTTCGGCGGCAAAAAATCCGAGATCATTACTGCTGTCTATCAGGTAAAAGGCACGATGACGCCGCCAGGGGCGCCCACATCACTGACCGCGGTGGGGGATTATCGTAACGTGGTATTGAATTGGGTTAACCCTGATTCAGTCGACCTCGCGCAGATCAACGTGTATGCGTCCAAAACAAATAAGCTGGACACCGCAACACTCATTGCTCAGGCCGCCACAACGACTTTCACTCACGCTGGCCTGGGTGACAACGAGACCTGGTATTACTGGATTCGTGCGGTAAACAAACGTGGGATGGTAGGCCAGCCGAACTCGAACCTCGGTACAGAGGCCACCACTCGCGACGTATTGTCTTTCCTGAAAGACAAGATCACATCTTCTGAACTCGGCAAGGAGCTGCTCGACGAAATCGACAGCAAAGCCACTCAGGAGGCGGTAGACAACGCCATTGGCGAGGTTCAGAACTCAGTCAACGAGTCTATTCAGCAAGTTGAAAACGACCTTGCGCAAACCTCCTCCGAAATTAAGGCGCAGGTTGACTCTGTCAATCAGTCGCTGAAAGAGGACATTGATACCGTCAATCAGACAATTGTCGACAATATCGATACGGTCAACCAGACGATCAATACCAACATCTCCAACGTAAACAGCCAAATTGAAGCTGCAAAACAGTCGATTAAAGACGGCGACGCTGCTCTGTCGCAGGAGATTAAGAATGCGCAGTCATCACTGACAACGTCGCTGTCCCAGACCAGCAAAGATCTGACTGCGGCCATTCAGAAAGAGACGAATGACCGTATTGCAGATGTTAATGATGCAGCCAAGCAAGCGGCCGACCAACTGCTGAGCGCGAAGAATGAGCTGAAAACCTCTATCGATAGCTTGTCTGAGGTTGTGACCTCCGGTGACGAAAACCTCGCGCGACAGATCTCGCAGATTGCCGCTGGCACAGGGGAACAGTTTGACTCTCTGAAAATCTGGTATTTCGACCAGGACGCTGAAGGCTGGACGGAAGATGATAATGGCTACACGCCAATGAGCGTCACCAGCGATGGCTGGCTGAAAGCGAACAATCCGACCTCAACCTGTCGTTCCCCTAACGGCCTGACGATCGATGCCCATGCTTATCGTTTCATTAAGATGCGCATTAAAAAGGTTGGCAACCCAACCTGGAACGCCAAAATGTTCTGGATTGGCGCTGATGAAACCGGCTGGAATGCTGGTCGCTCAGTGGTTATCAGTGAGCCGGAATACGATGACAAGGGTATTGCGATTCTGACCCTGCACGACATTGAGTGGCGAGATTCGACAACGATTCGTCGTTTCCGCTTCGATTTCACTTCAGGTCAGGATGCGGACAATTACCTGTTATTCGACTGGATCGCCGTCGGTCGGCCGACGCCGGGCGCAGGCATGGCGGCGTTACAGGAAGAGCAGCAGGCTCGTGCGAATGCGGATACCGCCGAAGCGCAGGCGCGCAGCACATTGGCTGCACAAATCCGCGGTTCCTCTGAAAGCGGAAATCTGGACGACATTCGCTCCGGTCTGATCTATCAGGAGAAAAATGCTCGTATCACCGCCGATGCTGCGGAAGCGAGTGCGCGTGAATCCTTGCAGACTGAATTCAACAGAAACAAAGCCTCTGTTGCAGAAGAGCTGCATACGCTGTCCACTGAACAAGCTTCCCAGGCAAGCAAGATTACCGGGTTGCAAACAAGCCTTGGCCAGAAGGCCGATGCCAGTGCGGTACAGACAATTTCCCAGAAAGTCGAAGAGCAGGGCGACACCCTTAAATCACAAGGGGCGGCATTGTCTACGCTGGATAATCGCGTAGGAAGTGTTGAGTATGGTGTATCTGCGAATAGCAAGGCGATCACGGGTCTGCAGTCGACCGTAACCCAGCAGGATAAAACCCTTAGCAGCCAGAGTGAAAGCATCACCACCCTGAATAACTCGCTGAGCGATATCCAGAGCGATACCGATACTGCCAAAAGCAACCCGAGCAATTTGCTGGTTAACGCCTCCTTTGAGCGTGACCTGGCAGGGTGGTCTGCAGGGAACAGCGTATCCAGTATTATCAAGGCGAGTGCGCCACATTCTGGTAGCAAAATTCTTGTTTGCGCCGCCGGAACGGTGCAAATCACGCAATCTGTAAGCGTCGTCGAAGGGCGGACATACAAGCTGTCCTCTTTTGTGCGGTGCACCACTGATGCGGTGATCAGCAGCCTTGGCAACAACAAACTGCGTATTGGCGCGGCCACGTTGCTCAAAGAGATTCCGATCCGTCCGGAGAATCTGCCCAAAGATGAAACATGGAAAGAGGTCTCTGATACCTGGAAGGCGACGCTGACCGGTAAAGTTGACGTATCGATCATGTCTTCTCTCAAAACCGGTTCTCAGTACTTCGATGATGTTGGTTTTGTTGACGTCACTGATGCTCTGGCGATTGAGGCGAACGCCAGTGCCACCAATGCTTTGACCTCTCGGGTATCGTCTGTTGAGGGCACCATCACAAGTCAGGGGCAACAGATCACTTCGATGCAGAACAGCATCAAGAACAAAGCTGACGCCTCAGCTGTGACTAATCTGACAAACCGCGTAACTGCTGCCGAAAATCAGATCTCCAGCCAGTCCCAGAGCATCACCAGCCTGTCAAACTCGCTGGATAACGCCAATGCTGATGCGGATGCCTCGAAAGCGATCATCGGCAACATGCTCAAAAACAATTCTTTTGAACGTGGTTTCGAAGGTTGGGAGTATGTTGGTTGGACTCTGCTGGAGGCCCAAAACCCCAAATCGGGGAAATACATCATCCAGGCGGGCAAACTGGCCTCTGGCGGTGACTCGGGCTGCAACCAAACGATCGAGCTGCAGGCTGGCAAGACTTATCGTATCGGCGCATGGGTTCGCAAATCCGCTGACTTCGCGATCAATAATGCCGGCAACAACAAGATTAGCCTTCGAAACGCAGATCTGACGCCGATAAAGGATATCCCGATCACTGGCGCTGGGCTGTCGACTAACTGGGCGCTTATTAGCGGCGAGTATACGCCAGCCAAAACCGCCAGCGTGGTTGTGTCTCTGCGCGCAAGTGTCGCTTCCGGCTATATGTATCTCGATGACGTCTTCTGCGTTGACGTGAGCAATGAGAAAGCGATTGATGCGACGTCCAATGCGTTATCAACCCTCAACAGCACCGTGACCCAGCAGGGAAAAGACATTACGTCGAACTCCAACAGCATCACTTCGCTGTCAAACCAGATGGTTAACGGCCGCCAGAACATGTGGGTGCGTAGCGTATACAACGTACAACTGGCGAACAATGCCACCGAGCCGACCTTTAGCGATATCAACGGTAAGGCGCCAATCTCGATCGATGAGGTTCCTGACGCGGCAAAACTGGACTTTGCGAGCGCCGGCAGTTACGTGATTGCGCATTACAAAGCCTTCGTGAAGGTTAATGCTGATACCATCATCACTATGGCACCAGGGTCCCGTGTTTTTGATGATACGGGCGCCGTATACGTGAACGGTGTTAGGGCTGCTTTTGGTAATGCGAGCTGGAATTCGGTTAGCTTTGATCTGAAAGCTGGCTGGAACACGGTTGAGTTCCTGGTGAACCAATGGACTGGTCAGGCTTACATTAACCTCGGCTTTAAACTGTCCGAGAAGGTAGCCCAGCTGAATTCTGCTCTTGGGATGAACGCGCTTTCGAATGCCATTAGCGCCGCCACCTCAAACGTCAGCACCGTAGGTGATCGCGTCACTAGCACCTCGCAGAGCGTTACTGATCTGCGAAACAGCCTCGAACAGACCAACGCTAATCTGGCGAGTAAGGCAGATGCACAGGCGCTGTCTACGCTGCAAAATACGGTCTCCAAGCAGGGGGATACGATTTCCAGCCAGGGTAACAGCATCACGAACCTGAATAACACCCTGACCGCTGCCAGAAACGCCGGTGATAACTTGATCCCGAACTACGATTTCCTGCAGGGTGCAACTGCGTGGGATATCCAGTATCCGTCGGGCGTTACTTTCGGCAACTTCGGTGATGGTAAGGCTGGGGTTAAGCTAAACCGGACGACCACTACCAGCCCAGGCATCTTCTCCAACAACAACAAGCCGCTGCCGCTTAATGGTCAGCGCAAATATCGTGTTGTGGTTAAAGCCAAGGGCGTGTCCGGGGCGATGAACATGTTGATCCGGCGCCAGAATAAAATCGGCCAGACCGACAGCAATTATGAAGATAAAAACGTCACACTAACCAGTGAGTGGCAGACCATTACCTGGGAGACTGGACTTACTGCCTCTAACGCGGATGGCCAGAACTTTAAGCTTTACGCGCACCCGGCTAATGCCGAAATCTGGGTTGATACCTTTAAGGTCTTTGATATCACGGATGAGGTGAAGATCAAGGCTAATAGCGATGCGCTGTCTACGTTGTCGAGCACGGTGACACAGCAGGGTGACAAAATCACCAGCCAGGGCAACAGCATCACTAAGTTGACCAATGACCTCGAGGCCGCTGACGCAAACATCGCGAAAAAGGCCGATCAGTCGGCAGTCACTACGCTGACAGGTCGGGTAGAGAAGACGGAGTCCGGTCTGACGGCGGCGAACAGCAACATTACGTCGCTTAGCAGCTCTCTGAGCCAGCAATCCAAACGCGGCGCTAATCTGCTTCCTGATGGCACTTTTGAAAGCTACGCGGTTGGCCACAATCTATCAAATAATCGCGTTATCGTGACCACTGATGACTCGCACGGAGGAAATAAGTGCATCCGTGTGACGCGTCCGAACGACTACAACGCCAACGCAACAGATAACAGCGATAACCATATTTTTAGCGGATTTCAGGTTCGCGATAACGCAGTCTTCTATATGGAATGCTGGGTTAAGCTGGATGCCAAGAGTACTGCTATGGCCGAGAATGCACAGGTCTCCATTGGCTTATCGCTCCAGTATCAGGACAACTCTTGGCAGTGGCCGGCAGTTACCAAAGCGGCAAAGGATCTCTCTTCAACTCAATGGACGAAGGTTTCTGGTTACCTGAAATCAACGAAGAGCGGTATTAAGCAGGCAATGGTGAGGATTTCTATTCCTAACGTTAGCAGCGTTAAGGCGGGAAACTCATTCCTCATTGATGACCTGGTCATTACCGAAGTGACTGATGCCTACAATGCGCAAAGTACAGCAGACGCTAATGCCAATGCGATTTCGACACTGGACTCGACCGTCTCCCAACAGGGTGACCAGATCACCAGTCAGGGTAACAGCATCACCAAACTGACAAATGACCTGGCAACGACCAATAACAACGTCAGTAAAAAAGCGGATCAGAGCGCTTTAAGCGTGTTGTCCGGGCGCGTCGATCAAACAGAATCGGGCTTATCCTCTGCGAATAGCAGTATCACTGCGCTTAATTCATCTGTACGCGCAGGGAATGCGACAAGTGGCGATTTGATTAGCAACCCGACATTTGACCCAGAGTTTAGTCAGATGGGCTTCACTGTGGTTTCCAGCTCGTCTGAGGGCGTACCAGCCAATTGCCCATACGCTTATGTTGCACGCATTGCGGCTCGCGACCATCACCCCAATTTTGCTGCTATTCCGGCGACATTGGGGGATGTCTATGAAATGTCTGCTCTCGTCGCGTGTGGTGCCGGCTCCGCTGATTTCAACCTGTATCTCGGAACCGCAACAAGGCCAAGCGGCAGCGTGGGCGCGCCTCTGTCATCCGGCGGCAACCGCAAGGCGTCGGCCACATGGCAGCGAGTAACCTGGCGATTCAAAATTACTCAGGGGATTGTCGATCGCGGCTTCTTCCGTCCATTCCTGCAAATTAACCAGTCCAGCCCATTCGGCACCGTCTGGTATGTGACTGACTGGCATCTGCGGAACGTAACCGACTCCTCCAAAGTCCAGGATTCCCTCGACGCCACGGCGAAAGCGGTTGATTCGCTGACCTCTACGGTAAATCAGCAGGGGGAGAACATCTCAAGTATTGGTACACGCACTACCAATCTTGAGAACAATTTGAGAACAACAAATGCAAACGTTGCTCAAAAAGCGGACGCCAATGCTCTGACGGCACTGACCAACCGTGTTACCCAGACCGAAAAAGACATTAACTCAACGAGTTCTTCTGTCACGAATCTGAACAACAAGGTTGATGCAATTTCTGTCGGCGGTACAAACCTGATCAAGAACTCCGGCGATATGACCGGCTGGTCGAGCGTTGTCAGCGATACGTATCGTGGTAATGCGGTAATTGGCGCAACTGTAAAAGCCGGCTCCGGTTACAAGGATCTGCGGGAAATCACGCTTGAGTCGCCGGTCGATGCAGGTGAGTACGTTTACAGCTTCTATGCGAAAGGCGGCGTTGCTGGCCAGACGATGACGGCGTTCTTCTACAATCCGAACACCACAACGTCTATCGAGACCAGCCAGGGTGCGAAAGGTAACAACAGTGATGGTCGTGCGCAGTTCACGCTGACCACTTCATGGGCCCGCTATTGGGGGTCGGTTCCGGCTGAGGGCGAAATGACACCCTAAGCTTTCGGTTCCTTGGGCCAAAGATATTCGCCAGTCAGTAGAATGTGCGCCCAGCCCA